GACTCGGCTGTTGTTACTCGAAACAAACGATTTAGAGTGCTTCTAGCCTCTTTCTCTTTTCCTGCTTTACGTAAAAAAGCATAGTCCCTTGCTTCTTTAACAAAAATCGGATTAGCAACTAATTTAGAGAGTAAATAAGGTGATGCAACAGAGGCGATTGCGCCCCCCAATGCCCCGGCACTTCCATAAAAAGAGTAGCCTGCTGGTACGGCACCAACAGCAACCTTAGCCGAACCAAATAATGTATTTAAAGTTTCTTTAGCTAAAGTTTGCGCTCTATCCATATCGGCCCCTACTAAAGCGGTGCCGCTGGTATTTAATAATTCGCTTCCAGAGCTTGAAAACTCAGAGGATATTTTAGCTAAGTCATTTAGTTTTTTATATTCTTTCTTTCCAATTAGCTCTTGTATAACATCTTGGTTTTTTTCGCCTTTCTGAAATATTTTAGCAAAAGCTGCTTTGCGTAATCGTCCTTCGTCGAAATCACCTTCAATTGAATTCTTAAAAATGTCTCTTAATTTTGCTTTTTTTAAATCATTAAAAACTTGTATCCCTTTTGGGCTATTACCCGCTATTTCTCCAATTAATTGAATCCCTTTAACTGAGTTCATAGCGTCAAAAGCTTCTTTGGGTGCTTCTCCAGTTAACATGCTATGCGCTAAGTCAGATTCTACTCGCGATACGACGTTTTCATGATAGAATTTATTTGCACCTTTCCATTTTTCAATGAATTCAGGATTATTTACCGATTCAATATCTTTGGTTACAGAGTCTCGCAACACTTTTAATAATTTTTTAGGACCTCTTAAATCTTGGTCAAAAATCATGTCCCCTAGTTCTTGTCTAACTTCATTTAGTCTCCCTAACTCTATAGATGGTTTTTGATCTATATTTTTTAATATTTTTGACAACAAAGCCGGGTCTTCATATCCCTTCTCTCGTAATTGTTTAACAATCTTATTATTTTGGGCATTTAATAAACCCCATTTATCTGCTAATTCCCCAAATACTTTGGCTACTTTTAAAGTCTCAGGAGCACGAATATCTCTATCTAATATTTCTCTAAATTTATGGATATCTTTTATAGTGTTCTCAGGAATAACTGTGTCTGATTTTCCACTTTTAAGAACAGCATCATTATAAAGCTCATTAACCTTGTCTTTAATGTCTTTTTTTTCTGATTTTAAAAAATCCCGATACTGAGCAGAAGCTGTTGATGGTTTAATATTGTCCACCCCTAAAGTATTTAAAGATGATTTAAATTTATCAAACATTTGTTTATCGGCTTTAGCAAACGTATCTTTATATGCTTTTGAGGCAAACATAGATTTTAAGAAATTATTTTCTATCCATTTTAGACCTCTATTGCCTGAGCCAACACTAACCGGAACATCTATGCCATATTTTTTGGTTAATTTATGTGTTAACTCATTTGGATCAGAAAATTTACCTGCAAATCTACCCGCTGCCTTAAAAGGATATTCTTTAATATTCTTTTTAAGCGTACCTTCATTAATATTTTTAGCTAAACTGTTTGCAATATTACCTGCTGTGCCAGTTAACTTATGAGCGCCACGCGCACCAACAATAGCGTGTGCAAAATCCTCAACGCTTCTATCAAGCGTATCTTCTTTTGTCATTTTGGGCGCATTATGGATAGCGGTTGACGCTCCTACTGCACCGACTAATTCTTTACCAAGAGTTTTACCTAATGCTTTAACGCCCATGCTCCCTGCTTTCAGAACACCGCTTCCTGGTAATGGAAATAAAATCTCACCAGCCGTTTGCGCTACATTTCTTACTTTATCATGAGGTAACGGCTGAGAAGTATTAAAGGCTCTGTCATATTTTTCCACAAAAGGTTCATAATTTGTTTCTGCAACCGCTTCTCTTCTAGGAACTCTAGGGTTAGCGTTCAAAATCTGCGTTCGCTCATCTTGAGAAAGACTATGATAATCATTTAATGACATTCCATTAAATAAATATGATAATATATTACCAACCGCATCAAAACCTAAAGTACCACCTCTGCCACCATATTTTAGTAATTCCTGAGCATCTACTGGCGGAACAGGCTGTTGCTCTTGTGGTGTTTTGTACCCAATAATATTACCAATCTCGGCTTCTTCATTATCAACTTGAGGTTGAGGATTGCTTGAATTTAAGATATTCCAGATTTCTTGCTCTTCATTATCCATTTGATTTGGGATCATATTTTTCATTATTTACCCTCTTTCATTTGAATAACTTTCAATATTTTTTCATCGCTATACTTATCTAATTCAGGATGTTGAGCACGATATTCAGCGATACGCGCTTTGCTTCCTTCGGTTAATACGCTTGCTTCTCTCTCAATTTTATCAGCTTCTGACTCAGATATATTTCTTCCCATCGCATGGGATAACTCTAATCTTCTCTTTTCTCTAGCAAGCGTATCTCTCATCATGCCTGCGCTATTTAATGCCTGCTCGTCCGTCATGTGACCAAGATTTGCATATAAACCTAGTTTTTCATAATAATTTGTTAATCCTTGCTTTAAGGTGTTGCCTTCTAAAGCTCTTTCTTGCATTGCTCTTACTCTATCAAAAAGACTTTTAACCATCATGCTAGTATTAGCAAAATCTTTCATTTCTTTATTGCCAAGCACGTGACCTGTAATATTATAAAATTCCGTAGCAAATCCTCTAGTAAGAGGATTTTGTGGGTCTAGCAAAAAGTTTTTATCTTTTTTGTAGTCACGATATTTATTCAAAAGATTTATAGCCTCATTAACTTTTGTTAATTGCTCATCAACAGCAGTTCTCTCTTTAGCCACTTGGTCTGCTACCTTTTTATTATTTCCAAAAGGCTTATATTGCGTTACATCAACTTTGCTTAGATCAATAGCTTTACCATTTCCCATATCAACTAAGTTTCCAGGGTTATATTCTGGACCCTTTTTCAAAGCTAATTCTTGCGCTCTCAACGCTAAAGCTTGCTGCTGATAAGGCGTCATACCAGAAGCTAATTCTTTATTCTTATAGCCCATCTCATCTTGATGCACTTTTCGCTTAAATTCCATATCTTCTTGACGCTCTAATCTTCTTTGCAACTCTTTTTCCATCATATCTTGACGGTCTAATTGCATCTTATTCATTCTCCAGATACGTTCTCGCTCATCCCCCATCGAGTTAACCGCATCTCTCAAACCTAAATTTAAACCACCTAAAACAGTCGGATGTTGTCCTTGGTTAGCGCTCAAACCACCAAACATTTGAGCAAATGCTAAACCCATCAATTGACTTTTTTGGTCTTCGTCCCAGTCAATAGCATCCCGGGCCGTTTGCATTCCTGCTGATAATCCCTTAGTAATCGGGTTATCTTGCTGTGGCATAGCGGGAGCTGCTTGTGGCATCGGATTCTGTGGGGCTGGGGCCATTGGAGCAGGTCCCATAGGCTGAGGAGCCATACTTTGTGGCGCCATCTGTGGTAAACCTTGCAACACATTATTTGGAAACATCGGTTGCTTATTTAAACCAATCAGTCCTCTAAAATATTCTTGCGCAGGGGTAAAATATGTCATTATTCTTTCCCTTTCTTTTTCGTCGGAATTCTAGACAGCATTTTCAATCCGCCACCTTCCTTGAACCGTCTTCCACCACCAAAGTTCTGAGCAAGCCCCGACAATTGACCTGCAAGCTGTGCCATTTGCCCCGTACGATTAAGTTGAGGCGTTGCAGGTTGCTGCATATAAGTCATCCCTTGACTTGAGTATGGGAACCCTTGCATAGCACCAGATAAATTAGATAACTGTTGCCAGGGATGTTCGGTTTGTCTTAAATAATCCCTGTAACCCACATCTAAGTTTTCTTGATTTAGATTACGCGCACGTTCACCCTGATTCTCTAGTGCTGCAACATCCGCAATATTTGCAGCTTGACTCATCTGTCCAAGTTGCGCTCTATTGTTAGAAGCACTTAGCAATCTATCTTGGTCGGCTGCGTGCATTTGACCCGCTTGCTGATAGCCAGACGCAAGTGCTTGATGTTGACTATCTAAAATACGTTGGTGTGCATCACGTGCCGCACGCTCTGCCATATTTGCATGTAACGTGCCACCATAATTACCATTCTGAATAAACGTTGATGCTAATGCAGGCATAATCCCTTCATTAAAACTTCGTTCGCCTTCAGATCGCAATCGATTTAATACCGCTTCCATATAAGGATTTAAATAATTGTGATAATTTTTATAAAATGGATTTGAAGCTTGTCCATAACCTTGAGCTGCATCGTTAAAAAAAGGCTGATAAATACCAGTCCTTCTACCTAATCGCTCTGCTTCTGAAATATCTTTTTGACCCGCTCTCGCCGCATCTTGAGGGCTTAAATTATTGTAAGGAGCGACTCGCAGAGGACCATTAAACGGTTTAAATTCACTTTGCGATAATGCAAAAGCACGCTCAAGGCCTGCTTTTGCGATAGCATCTCTGTAAGGTGCTTGTTGTTGCATATTAACTTGTGATACCGACATATTTATTTACCTCCCATGTAGGCTTTAATCGATTTAGCTTTGGGTGGTAATTTCTTTGAATTTGAACGTTTGTGTTTGCGTACGTTCTTAACCATTTTTTCAATAACTTTATGGCCTTTTTCAATATCACCGTTTCCTGCTTTTCGAACTGCTTCTGGACTAATACTGACTTCACCGGATGAGACCATCACTGGAACATCATTTGCAGAGCCACCATTTTTTAAACCAAAACTTCTTAAACCCCCGAAATGTTCAGCGATTTTCTTGATTCCAGCTTCTGAATTCCCGTCTCCAATGTCTGCAACTGACGAGGCGTCCACCACATGCGAATTAGGCTGTAGGCGGTAATTTATGTCGTCTAATTGGCCACCTTCATTTCCCCTAAAAGGGGTAACATGTCCACCTTCTGCATAACCATTAATTGGATTGACTTCATCGTAATAAAGATATTCAGGATTAAATCCAGGCGCGTAATTCTCTGGGTCAAAATGTCTTAATGACCGATCAAGTGGTTTAATATCTCTTGGTTGATGTTCAGGACCCCATTTAGGACCCGCATTTACCATATCTTGTAATGAAGGTTGATTTGGCGTTTTATATTTTGCGCCAAGCGTTCCTAGTAATGCCGTTGCGCCCAGTAAATTACTTAAGCCACTTCCACCAAATAATCCGCCGCCAGTACCCGAAGCACCACCACCGCCACCAAATAAACTACCTAAGCCACCGCCTGAACTATTACTAGCGGCACCTTTACCTAAACCAGAAGCTGCACCGTTTCCGCTACCTAATAAACTACCGATTGCGCCATAGTTTCCTAGTGTCGGACTCATGCCCATGCCTCGGCCCATCATGCTTTGTGGATCGACTCCAAAGTGACTACCCGCATAAGGCATTACATTTCCTTGGATATAACCTTGCAGTCCACCTTTCACAAAGTTTTTACCAAAATTTCTTCTAATACTTCCTTTCGATGTTAATGCTTTAGTAAGACCCGATGCGACAGCTGCACCAGCAGGACCGCCTATAGCAGAACCTACGGCAGCTGCTGCAATTTGTGCAGCGGGACGAAGAATTTTACCAGGTGCACGGAATATTTTTTTAAGAAATCCAAATTGTCTTAACCCAGTTTGCGGGTTAATATCAGAACCGTATTTATAATCTAATTCTGCCGCTTCTTCCGGGTTAATATGCGCAAGAATAGTATCTTCACCTTGACCATAACCTTGTAATTTATTGGCAAAACCTCTTAAACCATTAATGCGCCCACCCTGTGCAAAATTATTTTGTGCAAATGAGTTATTCGTAAAATTAGAACTCATGTTGGGATAACCTTGCTGGTTAGCGCTCATAAGTCCCATGGGCTGTGGTAAATCATTGCCCATACCATAAGGCATATCATTCATATTATGCGCACGTCCATAAGGCACATCTTGCTCATATGGCGTGTAGAACTGCGACTCTCCGTACATTTTCATTCATCCTTGAATCATTCCGGCACTCAAATAAAAGACATTCGCCCAGTCTTGCCAGTTATCATAAAGCTCCGTCCTTGGCACATTTAACTGACTGAATAAAGGGCTATCGATAACATCATTCCCCCAATCCTTCCATTCTTCTTTATTATAGAGTATAGGTACATTTTCGTCTGGAAAATCTATCAATAATGAAGCTGCCCAGTCTTCCAATGAGATATATTGAGGAATTATCATGAACGCGCATCCCCAATGCTAAGATTTAAGATGGGTTGACCCATTTCATAATAACCGCCGATAACGTTACTCTCGAACCGTAATGTCATATGACGCAGTTGCACGCGAGGCGTATCCCTGGCTTTATCAGGTGTAAACGTAATGGGCGGGAACGTTGTCAACGCTCCTCTAGAATACTCTCTACCTTGCACTGTTAAAGTCATTGGACCCGTTTGTCTAAAGTCATATTCAATTTGATTTAAAGATACCCAGCGATTAACACCTGTCCAACTACCACTTGGACCTAATGCGCAGAATGAGATATCACTTGTTTCAAAATAAGATTGAATGGGATTTATCGTGCCATTGAGTAATACTTCATCTAGTCCTTTCTCATGCGTAAAGATTGAGTATTGGCCATTATTGTTTGGGGTATTCGTTGCCCAAATTGGGAAAGGATAAATTTGTTCAAAATAGCCTGCTCCACGCAAAGACATTGTGTTATACCATGTATTTTCGCGTTTATTAAAAATAACCGCTTGATTACACTCAGTACTGTTACCAAAAGGAAAGTGAATCCATATCTCGCCTTTTCTCGGGTATTTAGTAACCCAGACTTTTTGACGTTGCGAATAATTAATATTGTCAAAAAACCAATTAATGTTGATATTATTTGGAACTTCAACAGCTGTTCCGTTAAAAAAACAGAACCTGTCCACACAAACCCAAAAGTAAAGACCATCGTATTCGATAGCTGCATTTTGGCTAATGATAGAGGTTTGATCGGAAATCGTGTCAAATTTAAAATTAGGTGTCCCATTTGCAAGAGGCGAAAAATAAGCCCTGATTAGGGTGTCAAGGCTCCAAAAAAGGGCACCCGGTGCGGCGTTTCCCGCTCTTGTTTGTAATGCTGTAACAATTTTTTGTGAGCAAATCGATTGTGTATTAATAATTCTTGTTGGGTCATTATCCGCTGAAAAACTAACAAGTCCATTATTCCCATAAGTAACTAAGAATGGATGCAATGCTAAAATGCCGCCAGAAACAGCTGCTCCTATACCGTTCGCAGGCGTTGGGATGGGAATTAATTTATCTGTATTATCGATACCGCCAGAAGATAATAAACCATAATAAACAGGAGTTTCGACTGTGCTATTGATATCTGCTGCGTTCGGTGCCGCATGCGCAAAGATATAACTTGTTCTCGAAACGGAAGAATAAATTACATCAAATGTCCACATATTATTTGGGTCAGCTCTAAATCCGACGGGGGTTCTATCAAATGCACCAGGGTTATTTATCTCACCATCGGCCAAGTCAAAAAAGTATTCAGTAAGGTTGTTTTGATCTCCATTAAACAAAGCCATTTGACCATTACTAACAGCAGGATTAACATAAATGCCGCTTGAAGGATATTGAAGACCGCTAACCATTTCGACGCGTCCTCCCATCTTTTGAGGTAGACCTCGCTGAAAACGACAGTGCTGGCCATCAATATAATAATTACCTGCATAGGGTGTACCATCTCTTCTAATCCCCGCCATTGTGTTAATCGGAAAATTCTTACCACTCATTAGTCAGCCCCTCTGTAACTCGCTCTGTCTACAAAGTTTGCTTTGTCTAAAACATCTAATGAGGCTCTCGCATCTTCATAATATTTTTGCCATATCGGAATCCGCTCATCATCTTTTAAAAACGGAATTGCTTTGCATAACGTCCCCCACAAAAGTGCATCTGGCGCAAACTCGGTTAACCAATTCATCTGATTGTTTACCGTAACAGGGGTCGGCATTTGCACAAATCCAACCTGAAACGGATAAGCTAATGTAGGCGTTGGCACAATTAACCAGTGTTGATAATCATAATCCGCATAAAATGCAGGAACTCCCGTTTGCGTTGCATCGGGCCAATAGAGTTTGCAATACTCAAAAGTTCTTTTGTAAAGTTGATTGGAATTATTAAAATTATCACCAATACCGCACGTAAAACTAATGTCTCGTCGCCAACCATCGGGTTTTGGAACAACAGAACCGCCGTTTATCGCACCCGCAATGAACGTGCCATTCACATATACCACGTATCCAATGTTGACATAAGTACGGCAAATCTCTTGATGCGTTAAATAAATAAAGTTTGGAATTTGCGCGATAGTAACCGGATCTGTTGTATTCAAATACTGCGTTACATCCCTTACTAAAGAGTCATATGTCATTACCATTTAAGTACACCTCCATGTGTACAAACATTAATTAAACCGATTACGTACTTAGTAACATCATCCAAGCAAACTGTGATGTATCATTAAAAAATGAATCTATCGTCTGAATATCGATAGAAACTCCTTCATTCACGCCAAATAAATAAGGCAAAGAAATATTTTGTCTATTGATATTGGTTTGCATAATCGATGAGAATACAATCACGTTAAATGCGGCGCGTGTCGTTGCAATTTGAACGGGCAAACCGCCAACACTAAACTGGCCTTTGCCATAGCTTTGGCTAGCGCTATTCACATCAAACCAAGGACAACTAATCGTTAAATTAGTATTGGTTGATGGAGAATAAGTTGGATATAAAATCCAGTAACCAATCTCTGCATTATCAAATGGAACGGTAGAATTTATATTAAATCCAGATCCTGGGACCATATCTTGAATATAATAAAAAGGATTACCACCCGCTGTTGATTTTGCTTGTACCGATAAGAGAATAGGGGTATTTGCATTAACATAGGTACTCGGAACAAATGCAGTGCCAGCGAATAAACTGGCAACACCGTAAGTCTTTGCGCTACCCGAGTTGGCTAATAATGGATATCCGTAAGTGTCTTGTGCAATTGAACCCGATTGTTCCGACGCCTCAACAATGATAAACCAACAAACAATGCTAGTATCATTTGGATTGGTTGAGCCAATGGTAAACGTATTAGTGCTCGGTGTAATCGCCGCTATATAAAGCCTTCCTGGATTATTAGCAGAGTAATAAGAAAGAAATATTTTAGCGTTCGGTCTAGCATATACGGACGTTACAACAACACCACCGCCTATTAACTGAACAAAACCTGCTGTCGCATTTGGATAAGTAATGCTACTGTTTATATTCAGAAGTGGTAAACTTGCTGGAACAGACATTCAACCCCCTTATGGCAGCAATAGCCAAGAGAATTTAGAATTCTCACCGTTATATTGAACAACTTGTTTGGCTGTGAAATCAGTTCCGACCGTGACGGATGAGACATAAAGCGGATATAAAAAACTAGAGGGATTAATGAAACTTGTAAAAAAAACAGACATGTCATTACTTGCTCTGGTCGTATATAATGTCCAGGGAACCGCATTGAGACTAAATCCAAATCCATAATTAGCCGAGCCCCCTGGGCTTGTGCTCGGATCTGAATCCAGCCCCAATGTCGTATAATCCCCTCCGGGCAAACTGCCCGGGATGGTATTCCAGTTCTCAACCGGATTTAAAATTAAATACGAAACAATAGCGGTATCATCGTCTTGATTAGATCTAATTTTAAAACTCGTGTAATCAACAATGTCACTTACAAAGTAAAGTACATCTGGTGTCGGATTAGTCGGAGAAGGCGTTTTAATTGACAAGATAACTGGAACACCCGACTTAATAAAAGGCGTATTAATCGTCACTTCACTCGCCGTTAACTGAGCGTTCCCATAATTGTAATTTTTTTTCAACAACAAATTACTGCACGTTCTCGATAAATTCAGCACTGTATTAAATCCAGCTGTACTTTCCAAAATCACAAACCAAGATACTGTGCTGTCGTCGGAGACACTAAAGCTTTTAATATTAAACGAAAAGAAAGGACTATTGACAATCTCAACATATAACCGAGACGCACCCTGAGACACATTATAATGCGTTACAAATATTTTATAATTTGCTAAAGTACCACCCAATTCAGTAATATTTACCTGAGCCTCACCATTAACTAATGTTGCAAAACCACAGGTAGCAAAATTATCATTGCCTATTCTAACGATAGATGACGGTAAAATATTTGACATAATTTATCTCTTATTACGCATAGAAAACACTTTCAACAACAACTTGAAAAATAGATGACGCAGAAGTTGTATCACCCGTTACTTCTATTTGAATATCATTTCCAATATTCGCAACCGTAATAGCACCACCCGTTGAAGAGTTAATTAAGTCATAATCTAATAACTCTTCTGTTACGGATGTCTCATCGCGTCGGTAACACGCTTTAATCGTGCCAGATATCACCGCCATGGCATGACCATCTATGCTAGAGAATGAACCGCCATTCACCGTAATTTTTAAATAAACATAAGAATTATCAGTCATTGTCAAAATGGTTCTGGTCTGAGGAGAAGCACCCGTTGTCGCAATCTTACAAGTCGATACCGTATATCCAGGATTAATTGAGAACTGAGTAGGTAACGTTAAATCCATTCTGACATTACAAGGATAATAAGGCGCACTTGATGAATGAGGTTTAATATCTAAAACAGCTAATGGCGGATTAACATTGATACCTAGTTGCGCAATACCCATTAATCCTTGATACGCAGCGGTTGCATTTAATGTGGTGAATGAACCTAAACTCATACAACCATCAAACCCACCGTTTATAGTTGAAGCACGACCAATAATAATATTATCACTCGCTGTCGTTAATCCGGTTGTGGCGGAACTTGCACCCAGCACAACGTTGCCTAAACCTGTCGTAATTGAGCTGCCTGTTAAATAGCCCGCAGCAACATTACTTTTGCCAGTCGTTACCGCGCTTAAAACCTGAAATCCAATTCCGCTGTTAAAATCAGCATTATTAACCGCTGCGGCAAGTCCGCCATATCCGAAAATAGAATTGCCCGTACTATCTTCGATATTAATGCCGCAGTTAATGCCAAATAGGTGATTGAACTGCCCCGCAGTAATTGAAGTGGCAGTATTTCTGCCGTAAAAAAGATTTCCAGTTACAATACCGCTATCAATAATTCGGGTTGGATTACCTTGTGCTAAATAATCACTTCCAGGAACGGCAATCGATAACGCGCCTGTTCCATTTGTGCTTTTTAATATGCCTGTATCAAATGTCGATAATGCAATTTCATTACTTAAGCCACTGACCGGAACGGTTGTAATATAAGGCGCATCCGTTGGCGCCCCTGTTGCACTTCCATTCGATGCAGCGGTTATCCATCCATATTCATTAATGGTTAAGGAACCGCCCCCGAAAACATAAGTATCTGCTGTTACACCGGTTGGAACCACGCTTAATTCAGGACTGCCCACAATACCATCCGCATTGGAAACGGCTATGGCAGAAGAGTCAGAGGTTAAAATAGAACGTGTAGCGGTTCCTGAGTTTGTTCTAACTAATAATCCCTCAGAGATTAAATCAGAGATACTTTGTAATGTATCATCAAGCTCTGCCATAATCGTGCCAGAACCAACAATAGGACCGCCTGTAAAAACAATACCCGTACCAGTCGCTGCGATATCAATGCTCGTTACCGTTCCGGTTCCAGCCGGGGTGACCCAAGTACTCGTATTATCGGTATAATTAATTACGCCGGTATCCGTATTAAAAATTTGCATACCGGGTGCTTTATTTAATGCATTTCTATCCTCGGTTCCCATCCTTGGTAATACAAATGCCCCTTTCGTTGATTGTATTTCAAGTGCTGCTGAAATCGGCGCATTATTTGCCCGCGTTAAAGTCGGTGTAACACCAACCGTTAATGGGCTGCTTAACGTATCCGCAATCAATGCGCTCGTTGGTATATAAGTTGGTGTAACTAAATTGATACTCATATATTTAAATCCTTTTAAATATTAAATTAAGCGGGTGCTAAAACAGTGATAGTTCCATTAGAACCGATGTACCTTAAAGCACCGCCTTGAACATAAAGAATGCCGCCGCCAACTGGTGTCGTTGGTCCATTACTGGTAGTTGCAATAAAGACATTCGCGTTCGGTGTTCCGCCCACATTGTTTATCTTTAATGCATAGGTTGCATCCGGCGCATAATAATCAGTACCAGCAACAGCAATACTTTGTACCCCGGTGGTTGTCGTGTTTTTAACTAAACCTGTCGCTAAGGCACCCATTGCTTGTGCATTTGGCATTGAACCGTCAGCCACTTGAAGTAAAAATTTAGCACTGGCACTCGGTCCCGTTGCAGCCGTCCAAGATAAATTACCGCTGGTGTCAGACGATAAATGGTAACCACTGACGCTTGGATAAGCATTTGGCCAAACATACGGTGTATCGCCGCCTGGGAACGTTGCAGGGGCTTTAATCGAGAAGAAATTACCATTACTATTGCCCCACACTTTTAATGCGCGACGTGTAGTCCCATTAGAAATAATTTCAAAATCCGCTAACGATAAAACGGTCGTGCTGGGCGCAAGACTAATTCCACCATTCGGTGCAACCAGATTAAAATTGGTTGTGGTGCCGTCCCCCGCAATTCCGCTTGAATTGGATAACCAACCACCCACTGTTGTCGCGACTAATCCGGTCAGTGTGGTGTTTAGTCCTATCGATCCACTCCCTGTGATAACGCCACCGGTTAAATTTGGGCTAGTGGCAGTGATAGAGGTAACAGTACCTGTACCGGGTGTTACCCAACTCATCACACCTGCGGTCGTTGAACTTAATACTTGACCATTCGACGCGGGGGCTGCTTGAGGCAACGTATAGCTATGCGTTGTTAAAGTTCCGGGTGCTGTAAAGCCAACCGAGTTTGCACCGTTAAATACTTTAAGCGAAGAAGTAACGTTCATATTAGCGGTTGATACAGCAGTCCCTGCAACAAGCAATAAAGTTGGTAAAGTCGTTAAAATTTTACTATTTGATGCATCTTGGTCCGCAATTGTCATTGAGCCTACAGCAACGCTTGTTAAACCAGTCAAAGTGCTATTTAGTGCGATGGTTCCGCTGCCTGTGATAGTTCCGCCTGACAAATTGGATCCAGCGGTTATCGATGTGACAGTACCGCCGCCACTGGTTACCCAAGACATGGCACCACCCGTAGTACAGCTTAATAATTGACCATTTGATACAGGGGGAGCAGAAGGTAAAGTGTAAGATGAAATGGTGGGAGCCGATGGTGCAGAGATACTAATACTGCCAGACGCAGAACCATTAAATACAAGTGGATTTCCAGACATTAATCTAGCAATACCAGCAAAAGAAGTGATAGCAGCACTAATTGCTATAGAACCGCTGCCAGAATCAGAATTTATCGTCAAACCAGGATTTGTTGAGCTAATTAGTGAATTTGAACCCGATGTAGAAATTGTTAAGTTACCAACGCTGACAGCAGCCGATGATAAACTGGTCAGTCCCGATACCGTATTACTTAAAGAAATCGTACCCGTCCCGGTAATGGGATTCGGTGTCGCACTTAAATTAGATCCTGCGGTAATGCTAATGCTTGCCGTCGTTGGATTTACCCAACTCATCACACCTAATGTAGTTGAAGCTAAAACTTGCCCATTCACGCTTGGCAATGTAGTTGGCAAAGTATAACTAGCAGAAGCAGCTAAGGTTGGGTCAGCGGCTAATGATATAAACCGAGTTGAAGCGGTATTATATAATGCTAAACGTGCGCCCCCTTGAATCCCAAATGTACCGCCCCCATTATTAACATCAGGCGCGACTAAAATATTGCCGCCTGAAATAAGATTAAGTACGCCAATTGCAGCGGTAGAACCCATGGTTAAGTTTGAAGAGTTCGCCGTAATATTTGAGTTACTAATGCTCACGTTACCAATAGCAGCACTTGTTAATCCGGTTAATACGGGATTTAAAGAAACAGAACCCGTTGTTGAAATCGTGCTCGGAGACAAAACAATATTAGAACCTTGGGTAATGCTGGTGACCGTTCCTGCCCCAGCAGACCCGATAGGGGCCCACGCACCGCCCGCTCTGGCATAAACCGCGGTATGGGTAATGTTATATACCTGCATCCCGTCTATCGCAGGCGAAATGTCATTCATTTCAGAATCAGTGACCCTCGGCATTAAAAATGCGCCTTCTGTTGATTGCAGTTCTAAACAGGCAGCAACAGGCACATTGTTAACCATTGTAGGGGCTGGTATATAACCTAGCGTAGTAGGGTCAGCGATCAAAAATCCGCTAGCGATTGCGGTAGGGTAAGTAAAGTCAGCCATGGTAATTCCTTTTATCCTGGGCTAGTAAAATTAATGTTCTCCAATTGTTTAAGATTGGCGTCATAGGGCAAAATTGTTGATCCCTTATTTCCTTCTGGAAACGGTATAGGCGGTCTCGGATTTGGAATCGGCGGTGGATCTGGCGGCAGCGTTAAAGGTATATTCTGAGGTTGCGGCTCATCATAAAATTCTTTATTCACCATATAACCAGTCCAAACTAAACGTTTACCGCGCCATTCCATTTGCTTGACTAAATCGCTGTAATTGCACACCATTCCGCTGGTATCACAAATTGCAACGGCGTCAGGATTTTTGGTATTAATACGAACATATCGACCAGTAGGACTTGTCATACTCTACCCCACCCGGTTAAATAGCTAGGCGCAATAAGTAAAGGCACTTTCTCGGTATCTTCCGTTGCTGCATAGGAGTAAGCTTCTTTTTCTTGTTTTTCTAATAATGCTATTCTCAACTCATCAAGCTTTTCAGATTTCATATGAATTCGTTTTGCGACGGCTGCGCAATACGCATCATAAAACCGTGCGGGAATTTCCAGTGTATCCGTAAGGCTGCCAACATCTTGTAACATTCGAATAACGCGAGCAGATAATACTTGATATTGAGCAGTTGGCGCAGGCCATAAAACGAGAACTGGGTTTTGTGGTTGCCTATCTACCCAAAAACAATTTGGTCTTGATGCTTGTGTGCTTTTATTTGGATACGACATATAATTAGAACCACTGACTCTTGCCATGGGAATATCAACCACATTTGTAGCAAACCAGATTTGTTCTATATCTAACGTTTGACCACCCGTTTCACGAATACGAAAATATTGCGCTGTTACAGGGGTTGCAATATCAAACCACTGAGGAACACTAGCGGTATAAAATACAGGGGCCGGATCTGCTTGCGGAACAAACGGCGTATTCGTTGACGTCCAGATAAGTCCATCATTTGAATATTCAAAAACTAAAGAATATTCAGCATTAAAAGGGGTGCTGACGCCAACCATGGTAACCATATAAGAATTACCACTACCATAGTTATAACTAATATATCCGTTTGGCGCATTTTGAACACAGTCACCTGTGCCGCCAAATACATTGTCTGCATTGCCGCCATTACTAGAAAATGCCGTTCCACCCAGTGGACGCGAAAAAGTCCGGGTATTGCAGTCGATAACGTCGCTAACACGAGCATCTAAATTATAATTAGCTTGATTTGGATTAAGCGATATAAAAACTCGAGTAGAAGTAAATAAATTATAACCTTTATTAATCCACTCAGTTAATACTAAATTACCAGAGCGAATAGCTGTTTGAACATGTCTTGCTGTGATAACATCAGGAACAATTCCGGCGCGCTCGTAACACTCATCAACAAATTGCTGATTCGTGGTGGAAATAAAATTGTAAGTATTTGATGTTGTCACTAACGTTTACCATCCTTATTTACCGCTATTAGCCTTCCCAAATGTTTTGGCAAGACTTACTCGCTTTCTCATTAATGGACTTTTTGAATGAGCAGCTTTAGCTAATTTAGCTTTAGGTATCGTCTTATCTTTGGGTACGTGTAATGCTTCCTTTAAAGCCCCGGGCTTCTTAACTGAGCCACGCATCCAGTCTTTACGTTCTCTTCCCATTTTAAGTAATTCCTTGTTGACAAATTGTTTCTGTTAATGTCGCGCCCGCAGTGCTCGCAGTAATCCTGATTCTTGAATAAGCAATCGGCGTCGTGTAATTAGCCAATTGATTAGTCGTTGCACCCGTCATAGCAACAATCGGATTGAAAACAGTCGGCACAGAAACTTTGTTGACATCATCTAGCGTTACATCAAATGAATAGGTAATTGTTCCAGTAACAACAACTTGAATCCCATCATTCATGACCATTCTGTTGTAGTCATTACCATGCCACACTAAAGAACCAATATGGCCAAGGCCAACTGATACCGCATTTACCGCACCATTTGTTGTAATACTTTGAATCGTCCCAAACGTTCCAACCGTCTCAACTGTGTTATTGTTAGGACCCGCAATGACTTCTTGCTGACCCGTTGTTGAGGTAATGGTAAAATTAACCGCTGACAAGTTATTGGCAGACGTTAATGATATATTTCTTACCATTGGATATAAGTTTGCAAATAATGGATTTTGCACGGAATATTGACCACTTAAAGTTAACGTGCCAGCAGCAGCTAAACTTTGTAATGGGGCGATAGCCGCAGTACTTGCGGCTACCCAGTTATAAACAACAGGCTTAGTCATGTGTTATTTCATCCGTTACAGCACCATTAGAAACAGAGCTTCTGTTTTCAACGATTTGAACACAACCATTAAATGCTTGAATTGCACCTAATATTTTGGCTAATTCTGCTTCAATTAATTTCTTTTCTTGACGCAATTGCTTGATGGTTGCAATCACTTTAGAATTTAATTGACCTTGAAGCTCAGTATATCTATCGCTTAATGCTTTGATATTTGCGTCAAGTTCAACTTTTACTTTACTAACTTCCATTTTACTAACTCCCTAATGTTACAATGAAAAAAACTTTAAACCTTATGTTGCGTCGGTGCTTGCCAATAAGTAATAAGATGTCCCATTAATTTGAATACGAATCTTTTTCTGGTTCGCGTTAACAATCGAATCGGTAACGGCTGCCGCATTCATGGTTAATCCTAAACATCCGGCATTTCCACCTAGCGTTGGCGCATAAATCTGTAAAGAATTGGCAACGCCAGTAGGTGTATTCGTACCATTTGTTCCAATGGTTAATACAGTGAGCCCCGTTGACTCAATAGCAGTGGTTCCGACATTTAGGCCGCGCGAATTAACGGTTACTTTAGAAGCTCCAGACAAATCAAAAGAAAGATATAGGGAGCCACTGTTATATGACATTCCGCTTGATGTACCGCTTGAAAATGCATACCTATTATTTGTTAAAAGATTTCCGGAGCCTTTACCTAATACAGAAATCGCAATAGTCGATGATGCGCCTTCTGCAGAAATGGTTGGGCCATTTCCAGTGCCTGAACTGGAAGTACCAGCTATTAATACGTCATTTACTGCATTTGAAGGGCCTGCCACTCGAAATTGCAAAACACCCGCAGTTGCTATCCCAATCGAGTCCGCTTGATCGCTATAAACTCCGGTATTTGTGTCGCCTGTAAAAGAATAAGTCGGTGCACCTGCGGTACCAGAAGAACTAAATAAACTCGCAATTCCAGTAACAACAGCAGATATGGGATTAATCGCTACAGCTGCCGCTTGAATCAGCTTTCCAGTAACGCCATTAAATACCGCAACGCCATTATTTGGTGAGTTTGCAGGACCAACAACATTGCCGTTTCCGAAACCACCTTGCCATGCGCCATTTTTATAAATGTCAGCAACACCCAAAGTTGTATCAAAAACCTCCATCCCATCAATTTTTACGGCAATTGCATTTTTTTCAGCCGTTGTCATTCTGGGTAAAACAAATCCGCGTGTTGTGGATTGACATTCAATGACAGCCGATATATTGACGCCATTCACTTGTGTTGGGGTTGCAGGATATCCGTTAACGGTATCTGCTGCTAAGAGTGAAGTTAATTCTGTTGCGAGAGTCGACATATTTCACTCCTATACATCGGTTGCCAATAAGTAATAAACCGTACCGTTAACTCTTAATTGAATTTTTTTAGTTGCTGTATCTGTTGAGTCGGTAATGCATTCGCTTGGAATAGACAAACCTAACATCCCGGCATTTGTGCCCCCCGCTGTCGTTGCACCATAAATTTGTAATTTATTTGCAACACCCGTTGGTACTACGCCGGTTCCTTCAATACTAATTCCTCTGACCATCGTTGAGTCAAATGTGGTGCTTCCTATGTTTAATACACCGCGACCATTAAAGGCGAACGGTGATGTACCACTTGTATTGATTCCTAAATAATTTGTGGCAGGTACTGCGATGGTTCCCGACGGTGTGACATCGATACTCGCTGTCTGGAAGTAAAGAGAAGCATTGTTACCTAAATTGATTGGTCGACCAGTTCCTTTTGGACTTATTGTAATATCTATTATTGAACTTAAACCTGCGGCACCAATAGTAACTGCGGAGCCGCCTACAGAACCTTGCAATTGAACATAATTAGTGGCACTTGCTGACCCTGTTACTGATAACTGGGTTGCACCATTCGCCGAGAATCCAATTTCATTTGCACCAATACGATACATTCCCGTATCTGCATCGCCTGTAAAAGAATAAGTGGGTGCGCCCGCTGTTCCTGCTGAACTAAATAAACTTGCAATTCCAGTGAAAACGGCACTTAATGGATCGAGTGCCACCGTACTCGCTTGAATAATCTTTCCGGTAGTGCCGCTAAATAGTGCTAAGGTATTGTTGGATGCAGCATTAGGGCCAACCACATCGCCGCTACCGATTCCGCCAATCCAGGCATTATTTTGATAAAAATCAACTTTCCCTAAGTCCGTATCAAAAACTTGCATGCCATTTACTTTAACGGCAATTGCATTCTTTTGAGCGGTTGTCATTCGAGGCATTAAAAGCGCACGAGTTGTCGACTGACATTCAATCACAGCGGATACGTTGACACCATTGACTTGTGTCGGAGTGGCGACAGCACCACCCGTACCCGAATCCGCTGCGAGTAATGCGGTTAATTCAGTAGGCGTAATCGACATAATTAAATTCCTACTTAATTAATTTCCGTAACTACCAAATACTGTTCTAAAGTTATCACACCCCATAGCATACCGTTCGAGTGCGCTAACAAGTAAATTTTTGGTGTTAAAATCAGCGTAAGCGTCAATTGTTAAAGGTTTACGAACGAAATGTCTTAAGCCTTCGCAATCGGTTACAATAAACCATGGGTTACCACCATTTACTTGTTGTAAGTAAATGTTCATCTTATAACCTTGCGGTATTGCATTTGTGCTATACAACGGATTTACGTCGTTATTGGCATTCCCTGGCATAAATTGTGATCCCAAAATCCGCTCCGCGATCCACTGATTTTGTTGATTAACAATTAATTTAAGCGGTTTAATTTTGGTATAAATACCCGATGGTGATTTAAAATAATTAATTCCAGTGATAGCGGATTCGATTGCAGCTTCACTTAATCCTAATGGATTTTGAAAAGTGTTATCGATAAAGCCACCATCAAATGGATGTCCAGTTGCACCACCTGCACCACCTGCGGCTGAGAATAAAGGTTGTCCGTCATAAACAGGGAAATTGGTATCCCATCCGTTGTTAAAAAGTGCGGCTGCAACGGTTTCTTTTGTAGCGTCTAATGAAGACTTCATTGCTTTATTAGCAAGCGGGAAATACGACTGATAAAGGTTGTCTTCAACAGATTCTTCAGTCATCGCATAGCCGATCGAAAAAGTTTTGATGTAATAATTCGCCGTGGCACGCGTTCCGAGATTGTTGTCAAAAGCAATAGAATTGCCTTGAGTCTTCAATTGTCCTGGTGCTAATAGGCGAATTTCTTGTACAACTTCTTGGAATTTATCAGAAGGATAAACCTTGTAAATTTCAGTCCATTGTGCTGGGTAATCATTGTAATCAGAACCTTGAATTGCGGCCAATCCTGGCACAAGTAATTGTCTGATATCACTAGTTGACATAGGCATGTTAGAATCTCCGTATTCTTAATTTAATCCGTTAAATTGATGCGACTCCGGCTTTGTAGTAGTGGTTATTGATTAGCACTTCTACATTGTTGTACTGAACCCCTGGCAAATTATCGCCTTCAGTTGTTGGAACAATCCGATAGATTTTGATTTGCTTGGTTGCACCTGTACCGACAGTGGTTTGATCTATCATCCATCCAGATAAACCAGAATAAGCATTCCCTGCACCCGCAATTAAACTTGCGTTTCTGTTTAACATGGAATTTGTGATACCTGCGCCACCTGCGCCGTTACCTTGAACGTTGAAGACAATCATCGGATCGTCTGCAACATATGCGATTGCATCTTGACCATTTTGTGTGACAGTACCAGCAACCCATTTAGGGCCTTGCTGTACAATGCCGTTAACATCAACCCATTGAAAGCCAGAGAATGCGCCGAGCAAAACGTTTCCGTCGCCAGCGACTCCAATACCAACATAACCGTTAGCAACAGGTGTGGCCGGATCGTTTTTGAATAAATTAGTGTTATAACCAGAAGGAATGCGGTAGGGATTGCGTTGATCGTTCCAAGCAGCCCCTGACATGTACCTGACCGGAAAAAGCCCCCAGGCAGAATTTGTGCCGTATGACATTGTATCGTCCTCCATGACGAATTCGTAAAAATATTGATTTTATAGCGCGAATTCGCGGAAGGACTTCCCGTCCTTGATACCGAATTGAGGTACAGTTCCCCTCGGTTATAGAGAAAACCCTATAACCTATTTCTTAAGATAGTTGACATTTTAAAAAATGCAAATTAATTAAATTGACGAGCTCCACCAATATGAGTATCATTTTGTTTGATACCGATATCGTACCGACTCATCCCAGTAAACTTCTCTAAAGCATCGGCTCTCGTTAAAGCCTCCAAGCTTTTCTCAGCAGTAATAGCGACCGCCTCATTATGAAGCTCAACAGGACGTTCCATTAAAACATGATTTCTAACCTTGATATAATTTCTCTTAGCAGAATCTTCCCGACCAAAAATATCCGGCGTTGAAATCTCAGGATGTCGAGAAGGGGGTACTAGCGACCAACCGTCTCTTAAGTTCTGTCTCCATCCGCCTTCATTATCCATACCTAAAATAGAAATAGCAGGCCAAGAATAAACCATGTTTTTTGGTCTTTTGGTCTCATCTAACCAAAAATCATTACGATAATTCATGCGCATGTTTTTTCGAATTTCTTCAATTGAGAAATTAGGCTGATACCTATCCTCTAGCGCATCAATCATGTTGACGCCTCTATTTTGCTCAAATCTATCTAATTTACGTCTAGTCATAACACATCCTTGTTAAAAAAAATAAAATTAATTACCGCGGCTGCTTCCGATTGTGATACGTTTTTCTCTTAATAAACGTTCACCTTCCCTTTGGTATTTTAACCAGTCTTCTGTTTTCCAATTGGAATGATTTTTAATTTGTTCCTGATTTTTGTTTAAATAATGTCGATTGCCTTGACTGTTTGCAGCTTGTGAAGTCCTGCCAGCTGAAGCAACGGGTGATTTTGGTCTATTCATGACTAAAGCTCCTTGCGCTTGATGCCCTTGTGGTTTAACTGAATTTAAATGTTTTGCCATATATTTATCTAAATCCGCAAAATATTCGTGACTAAAAACTTGATTCGCCCTGCCTTCTTGTGCATATTTTTTCTCTAAATATTGAGAATAAACCTGCGCTTTCTCGCTAAGATAAGGATCATATTCATCAACATTTTCCATGCTAAACCAGGGATTTTCTTCGAACCAGTCATAAGCCTCTGGCGGCATAATTCTAGATTGCTCTTGATGCTGAACATTATTTTGTTGTTCATATTGTTTGCGACGTTCTTCTTCGTCTTTCTTCTCCTCTTCAAAGAACTGTTGATTGTATTTTTGATTATCAATATATCGCTTATCGGCCATGTAACCAGCAAGCATCTTATCTGCCTCTATCTCGCCAGTGACGTCACCTTCTTCTCTCGCTTTCGCCTTTAATTGTGTCGCATGTTTAATATTGCTTTCAATCAAATTATCTTGAGCATTCAGAAATGCTTTACTAGACATCTCATGGTTACGTTTAAGTTTTTCGTTCTCTTCACGTAATTTGCGCAGCTCATCTTCTGCTTTCTGAGCACGTCTATCTGACTCGTATTTCTCACGAGTATATTTATTAAGTCGATTCTTGACTGAATGATGATTATCTTTCTTACTAGCCGTTTTAGGTGAAGCGGGTTCGTCTAGATGCTCATCGATATCGCTTGATTCAGCGGTAGACTCTTCGTTTAAAACAACCTCATCTTCAGCATAACCTTCTGGCTCACCCTCTACTTCGGGCTCTTCATTAGGAACCTCATTTTGATTTACGTCATCTTCAAAGTCTTTAATTTCATCTATCATGATTTCATTCCTTAAAATCCGCGTTTAATGTCTTGTGGTTTTTTAAGAACCATATAAGCATCCACATCACTAATAACAATAATTGGAATGCCGCAATAATTTTGCACCTCACCCGCATGCCTTGGGAAAGCTACAAAATCACCTACTCTGTACCAGGGCCGATACGAAGAGGGTTTCATATACTTGCCAAAAAAGAATCGTGCAGTTCGGCTTAGTATTGGCTCAATAAAATCCCTTCCACGAAAAGCCCAGGGACCCATACCGATTACAAGACCCGTGCAATTTCGATATTTTTCTTCGTCCTTGGTAGAATCCGGCATGTGTATTATTGTTTTTATACCATTTACATAATGAAAATTGTTTTCTTGAATAGCAATTGCGACTTTGTAGCCGCACACGTGAGGTGCTTCTACGCCTAATGTTTCCTCTACAATTCTCTTGGCTTTTTCTTCTTCGTCCTTTTGAACCCATCCGAAAGAATCACTTTTTACTAACTGATACTTTTCATACAAGCTTTTTTCTTCTTCTTCGGTTTTGACACTAATAGGCGGAAGACTATCGAAATGCTCTTTCCTTTCCTTAATAGCATCCAAAAGTTCTTGCTCGTATAAATCATCTGCTTTTGTATAGATAGCGTTAACATCGCTAAGATTTATCGGAGAAATAGCGGGGGCAGACTTCTTTAACGTATCTGCTGTAGAAACCCCTTCACTCTTTCCACGTTTGTCATTGAATCTAACCTTTGAATGCTGCTCCAAAGCCATCGTTTTCTCTCCATGAAACTAAAGTGGTAGTATGGTAAAACTGAGAATAGACATGCTCTAGATGATTTATGCACTCTTGAAAAGCGATTGCTCTTCCAAGAAGGTGCCTATAATCAGCTATATCGTTTATGCCATTCCCTGTGCAGAGTGCCTTGTTAGCACTCTCCAGTTTTTCCCTTAAGCCTTTTACATACGAAGTGACAAAATTATCTACTTGCATGTTGTATGATTAACACATACCTTTTCTGGCTTTAGCCGCTCCACCCATGGCCAGTTTTTTCTTAACCGCTCCACCTTTCTTTAGATATGCACCGTGCGATGCATCATAAGGTTGTTTAGGTGCCTTAACAGAACTATTTGATTTAGGCATTTTTGCGCCTTGCGTTCCCTTTTTGGTTGAGATTGGTTTTTGACCATTCATCAAGCTTTCGTATTTACTTCCCATAATGTTTACCTTCCTTGTTAAATTTTGCCAACATCCTATAAATATGCGCCATGAGACGCATCAAAGGAATTTGTATCCTTCGCTTTTCTCTTAGTATTTACAGTCGCTTTTTTAGCGCTTGCAAATTTGGGAGATTTTGCTTTCGAACCAATCATTGGGTGTTTACCCGCAATTATTGGCTTTGGATTCTTCATTTTAACCTTACCGCCATTTTTTAATTTATCGGCTTTCACCTGTAAATCCCCAGCTTGGGATAATGGTCTAGATTTAGGTTTTTTGAATTTCATTGCGCCTGGTATATGAAGTTCAGATTTTGATTTCTTTACCGCTCCCCCTTTTTTATAAGGTCTTGCTTTCTCAAACTGAATTGCACTTTTACTTGGCACAGTTTTAATCGGTCTATCTATGTCGCCTTTTAATAAGGTGCGCGCTGTATCCCGCATAACATCCTTTTTACCGACATATCCAGCATAATTACAATCTGATTTCATCTCATCATTCCTTGTGTGAACCTTTATTCAGTATAGCTCTGTTTTTAGAATGTGCTTTTTCTTCCAATCTCATCTCAGCCACTTCTAAATCTTTCTCGTTCTTCTCTTCTGCCATCTCTACTTGTGCTCGCAATTTCGCCATTTCTGTTTCAAACTGCATTCCTGCTTTCATCGAGTCAGCCTCAACCTTCATCTTAGTTTCCTCATTCTTCAACTGAGCCGCCCTATCACGCTGTTCAATATCCATGACGAGTACTTGCTGCGGTGTTGGGTCTTTTTGTGCATTACGTTGCGCTGCAAGTTCTTGCGCAGCAGGAGCTGCTAGCATTGCGATTTGATTTTGTATATTAACGTCTTGCAACTGTTCTGGCGGTGGTAATTGAATACCCATTAACTGTTGCATTTCTAATAAATACTTCATCGCCATATGGGTTTGAATATGCGCTGCCATGTCGGGTGCTTCCGCATTTGGCGACGCAGAATGAACGGCAATATGGGCATCATGGTTTTGCTCTAAAGAGGCTTTAAGCGGTTTGCCCATCATCGAGTTCATGTTTTCAGTGATTGGATCGAGTGGCACTGCTTCTTCAGGTCTAACAACAATCTTATCAATATCTTGAATATTAAACGCCGAGTATAACCTTGTCAGAATTTCTGGGACATTATGATATTGCGGATATCTTTCGGCAATTTGTAATTGATACCAAGCCTTTAACGCCCTTTGATTCATGGTATCTAAATCGGCATCCGATACTGGAACGACACGAATATTGTCATGGAAATCTAATTTTGTTATGGTGACCCGCTCACCCTTCATATTAAAGGTGTGAGGCTCATCTGACATGTATTCTTTAAAGCAATTGTAAATTAATTGTAATTCAATGGATAAGCTTTTATGTAAGCATCGCATGACAGAAGATTGAATTACGCCTGATTTCTCCATAAGCGCCAAGATTGTGCCAACCGCGGCGTCACTATGTTTCTCGGATATTTTGGCTTCTGCGACGCCAGCAGGGGCTGCGGACTCGTCTTTTAATTCTTTTCGTAAGGTTAAGTACCCTGGGTCTGCTCCTTTATAAGGTAAAGGCATAATGGCATCTTGTAACCGAATTGACCCGCCTGTCTCAATCTCGTAAGCTTCGCCCGGCCCTGGCAGCTTATCATTATTCTCCATCTTAAGGCCCTTAACCTTGAGGAAAGCAGGAAAATTGGATAGTGTGGCCGCATCGACCGACTGACGAAGCATTTGAGTTAATGTAATTGAATTCGATCCGATAAGATGAATTAAACCGTATCCATATAAACCAAAACCCGGCAAATATTTTGCATGAACAAAGCACTCTAATCGTTCGTATTTATCGTCGCCTTCCTTCCAGTTACGGACAATTGAAACAATTTTGCGATTTAGTTTATCAATGGTTATTTTATAGGGTAGTGGGAACTCGTTATCATTAATCCCGGTTTTTTCTTTTAAGCCATCAATACATCTGGTTGTGTGCATCTCATAATAGGCAAATACGCTTTTGTTATCGACAACAGATTTTGTTATTCCGTCAATCTTATCGATAATTTCTTTGACAGCATTCTGCGGGTCTAAGTCGTCATTTATCTCTTTTCTTTCTATATCAATGAATTCACCCGCTTTAACTTTTAGTAGTATTTCTTGTTCTGTTAAGGGGTAGTGATGGGTAATCCTGCATGAGCTTAGTAAATCACTGCAATTACTATCTACAATCATATCAAAAGGTGGAATATTTCGAGACCGGGGTAGATAGTTTACCGGGTCTTGCCACACCTTTTTAAAACCATTTCCAACAAATGCGGTGTAGAGATAGAAGATATCGCAATCAGAATAATAACTGGCGTCTTTAATGGTTAGATAATTATTTAAAAATTTCTTAACTTTTGCGCAGCTTTCTAATAGTTCATAGCTTTCTGGCCCTTCTAATACGGTACTGGCTGGGCCAGTCGCTGGCAAGAGTTCTGCCCGAATTCCAGCCCAAGCACCGACTAAGCTGCTTGATAAATTAGAATCAAATGCAGCACATGCGGTCATAAAAGGAATTGATCGATATTCTTCTACGGTATAACCTAAGTATTTAAGACCCGTTGCAAATGCTTGGTCCCATCCCTGGCGACTTTTGATGTCAGCGTCAATCTCTCTTAATAATTCTTCTGCTAATGCGGTAAGGAGCTCTGGGCTTAAGTCTTCTGCTAGATTGCGGTAGAAAGATTGATCTAAAACCTTTTTTTTAGATTCGTATACGCGCGTGCCATCCTCTAGGGGGTCTAGTTCTATAAGTTCGCCAATTTCATCATTAATCAACTCTTCTGGAAAATCCATTTCTTCCAGAGCATTAAACGCCATTACTCAAACCTTACATCCGTGTTAGGTGTACGAGATAGCGGAATTGTGATGTCTATTGCATAGCAGGTAACAAATGAAAACTATCTCGTACTTAATGAGTATAGATAGGGATTTAGAATATTCCAGTATTTTTGTAAAATGGGGGCAGCTAGAGAAAGGATAGTAAAGTCACCTACCAAAGAGTTAAAAATAAATGACCCCATACTCTAGCCGCCATAATGGAGAACGGCTAACGATTGGAAGCCACACCATCAAGGAAAATGTAAGCAAATGGTGACGGACTCGTTAGCCACTCATATTCAATATAGTCAATATAATGGAGTTCTTCTAGTTTTTTTAAATTCTCCTAAAAACTCGCCGTCATTTGGATTCGTGAGCATTCTATGAATATTTAACTTAAGCAGAACCTGAACCATTGAATCGGTATAATCTCGCTCCGCCGGAAAACTAACGCAAGATTCAACAAACTCAGCTGCACTGCCAAATAACCTGGTATAATTAGGCGGTTCTGCTGCTACCCAAACCCGGCCTCCTTCTAATAAATGCGTAATAACATGCACCCGGGTTAATTTATTACCAAATTTATCTGGATTGAATCCAAAAGAATTAATCCCCGCTGCATTAAAATCTTGCAATAAAGATATACCAGACGATTTTTCTTCTACTAAAACATAATCGGGAACATGTTTGCCATCCGGCGTAATCGGTTTAGAACCATCATCCCGATAATCCGCCGCAAGCTTCTTAGCTCTGCTTCTCAATTCTGGATAAGATATTCTGCCACGATAAGCACTTAACAAAATAACATTTAAATTGTCTTTTTCATCATAAAAAAGACCCCAAGTCGTGCACGCGCTATAGCAAGCCGTTTTTTTATCCGATAGGGCCGTGTCCCAACTTTGAATGACTTGTATACAGTCTGGTACGTAAGATTCTTTCCACCAGCGGAACCAAGCGCGTTTGATGCAATCGCCTTCGGCAGCCGTTGGACGCTGTTGCAATTGCCCGGCTATCGCTGTCGGACTATGCATTTCAATTTTTAAATCTTCGACAGCGGATGCCGTCATATGTTCAGGCCATAAAAGTTGACCTTCTTTGGTTCTTGGATCTTTCCATTTCTTCCCCTTAGTGAACGGCAAAGGGACTGTTTCAGCACATCTTGGTACTTCAAACTCCATGGGCAATATTAATTTAACCCAGGCATTTCGATAATCATTATTAATAACAAAGCCTGATATATCCTCCATATCAACCCGTTGCTGCATAACAATTCTGACAGTTCTGCTGGGCTTGTTACCTCGAGTTGACCAAGTTCGACTAAACCAGTCAATGCTTTCTTTTTTCTTGGCAACAGACTCCGCGCGCCGGGTATCATTAGGATCGTCCGCTATCAAAAAAGTACCACCACGACCCGTTGTCGTACCGTTGGTACTGGTTGCAATATATGCGCCCCCTTTATTATTGGTAAAATTGGCTTTTTCTCGTTGGTCTTTTGAGAGCGAAAATAAATGACCCCACCGCTCTTGATACCAAGGACTTAAAATAAGTTCTTTACATTTACGCGCAGCTTCTTTTGATAAATCTCGAGTATAGGAAGAAGTTAAGAATCGTTCACTGGGATTTTTAATAAATACCCATGCCGGAAACATAATAAGCGTTAAGGTAGTTTTCATACATCGAGGCGGGATATTCATTAAAAGTCTTAGTATTTCCCGTCTATATCCAGCTTCTAAATGCTCGCAAATTGCTTTGATATGCCAGCCGTCAACGAATTCGTTTCCACCCTCGACTACTTCCCAAGCTTGTTTTACAAACTCGTAAAACGAATCCTCAGCCTTATAAACTGATTGTAAATAAATAAATTCTTGTTCTGAGATAACGACTTTTGATGCCATCCTTGGCCTTCTCGAGTCCTTATATTAGATAATTTCTGATAGCATTTTCTCCAATTCCTCTGGAGTTCTTGGCTCGATTGTCACAAATCCAAATTCTTTTTTACTCTGGCAAGTCTCGGAAGCCCAACCCTTCATTGTTTGATTCTCGCACGCCTCATTTAAATGAATTAATATTGGAATAACAAACGTAGTAACTTCTTTTTTCTCATGAGGCATAAATATACTATTGTTATTGATACTAAAAAAAGTACGCGTAACCTTCTTAAAAATCATTCCATGACAAAAACGAAAATCATAACCTGACGCATATAAGTCAGGCTGTTTAAGACAAATAGATTTAAGTACCGCTGTAAAATGGTCCTGAATATTGGCAGAATAAGAGTAAGCCGACTTAATTCTGTTGGCTTTTTTAACAGATCCTTTCTTCTTTTTTACTGCTTTAACTGATTTTGACTTAACTATTTCTTTAGATTTAACCGATTTCACTATAATTCCTCCCTAAAAGACCAATAATGAATAATATAAATATAAGAAGGGAAGCTAAATATAGCAAATGAACTGTCAAGGAATCTTTGACAATTGGGGGTGAAAACTATGTGACAAACTAGGGGCAACCTGTCACCGTTTAGGAAGCTGGGGGTAGAGGGTCGTCAGTACCTGGTATCTTTCCAAACACATCCTCATAGGTTAGTAGCGTAGTTACTGGTAATCCGTTAAATGGGTTGAAATTTATTTTTGTGAAAGAATGCCCAGTTTTCATTAAATCTTCACGTCTCTTCTTATATGCTTCCTCTCTCTCTTGTATTTCTTTCTCTAGCACAGCCTCACACTCTCTAATAAGTTTATAGACTGGCGTATCTTTTCTTTTTTTATCTCTGAACTCTTCCATGCCAAATATTGTAGAGTAAGGAACTATCCCTTTCTCTGGAAAGTCTGGGTTATAAAGATATGCTGTTGTATTCGGTGGAAATAATGCTTTCGCTTGTTCTGCCGTTAACCGTGGCAAATCATCAGTATTTATTCGTTTTTTATTTTTGAACTCTTCCATGTCAACAACATTATCGTATGTTATCTCATCCATTTGATTTACTCCTTATGTTGGTTAATATGGTTCGCTATTATCTTTTTAATCTCATCCTCTGCCCCCGGAATAATATCAATCGAACCAGGAACCCAAGGTAATCCTAAATCTCTTAATTTTATCCAAGCACGCAATGTGTGTAATGCGGCTTTAGGCGTAAATATATTCCCAGCAACCCAGCGGCGTATTGTTCTAATATCCACAGATAAATATTTAGCCGCTTCAATTTGAGTTATTTTAAGATTATCCATAAGATTTAAAAGCTCAGAACTCATACACATTACTTTCCTTTGATTTACCCCTACTTATTCTATTTCAATTATACCCTGTATAACCGGGTTAGAATATTCGCTCCCGCCAGCCCTTACTCTTAGGTTAGGCAAAATATTAACATCTGCCTTACCATGAGTATGACCACAAAGAACTAAAAACTCAATATTGGGATGAGTTTCAGCATACTTTTGAATAATGTCGCCCGTCGCTTTACAGCTATAAAATGGCAAAAACCTATCATCCGTTGGTTCTCCACGATACAGACAAGCCTCTTTAAAAGGAGGAATGTGAGTTAATATTATCAATTGTTTTGGATGTAATACTTTAATAATCTCGTTCATATTTATATCAAGAACAGAAGCATCATTATCTGCTAATTCCTGAATTTTACTAAGAAGCTTCATTTTACCTAAAAAAGCAATGTTAGCTAATTCTTCAATATGTAAAAAATCGCTTAACTGAACCCTGCTCTCAACGTAATTACCATACCTTCCATCATACCAGCCGTCTATTCCTATGATACAAACGTTACTTGGCAGTCTTGAAATCGCTGGCATATCGGGAGCACCAAGCCATCTTAATTTTGGACAATCATGCCTGCACAAATCATACATCGACTCTCTGACACGCTTAATGCTTCCACGATAATAATCATGATTACCTAGCACAAAAAAGACACGCTTATCAATATAAGAAACCATTTCTTTAAGCATATCGCAGACAGACGGAGCCTCAGCTATATCACCCGTTATTAAAACTTCATCACATCCAGAGTTAACTATCTTTTGATAAAATTTTTCTCTATCTTCTTTTTTATGTATAAAATTTAAATGTATATCAGTTAACCATGCGAATTTCATGCTGCCCCCTTTAAAAAGACCCATCGTGGTGCGCATAATGCCGAGAGTAGTCAAACATTAGAGGCGTGACAGGTCCTATTAATATAATTATTAGGAATAATAGGATTATTGTCAAATATCTTATAAAGTTATCCTAATCCCTTTATTTTTCCACTTCCACAGAATCCTATTTTTATGTCGTTGATACCACCCTTTCTTTTTTTTAATTCTTTTTAAATAAAGAAAATCATCCTCAATTTTATGATGAACTTTATTAATCCATATATCTTCGAATGTGAGTGGCATATTTAAATCTCCCTGCTAAAAACTAAGGGTTATTGTCAAATAGAGTAGAATTTAAATTCTTCTAATAGTAAATCATCTAATCTATCTTTCTTCCATTTCCAAACCATTCTATTTTTATGCCTACGCAAGTGCCCTTTATTTTTCTTAATTTTCTTTAAATAAGCTATATCAGAACGCATCAACCATCTATTGACAGCAATCGTATGTGCTTGCACGTGCTCCTCATGATTATTCATCATCTCAATGACTCCTTGAGCGCGATATTCAGACATATCTAATCCCTCTCGCTCTATCAATTCGGATGGATTATAGGCAAACGTTCTTAAATAATTCTTTATATCTTCTCTGGTAATAGACATGCCTAACCCTCCACATTAAGACTATACATTTCCTGCCAATGTTTCGGATAGTATTTTTTAGAATAATTATTATTTATTCTTTTCCTTTCAAAAAATGACTTTGACTTACCTTTTTTAGCATCTTCTATATCAAAATGAAATTCTGAACCGGGATGACCAACAGCGGATAACTCAAACGCGTCCGCTATAAAGCTAGTATCAATTGGCATAACTCCCCCCTAAGCTTCTTGAATCATCTGGATTAATGAATCAACACTAACATTATCTGGACCATCTAACTTAATAGTTTTAAATCCAATATGCATATACATATCATATAAACTATTTACTTGATTATGTATATAAGAGCTATCGAATGTATGTACTAATCCTACATCAATTAAAACAGGTTCTACCATTTCTGCATCTACCCATTCATTTTTTATTGAGTCTAACTTTTTTACCTTGATTTTCTTATAAACAACCATAAAGCACTCATGATCACCATAATCCTCATAAATATCACACACCATTTTATTTTCGCATATCTTGTAATTTACATTACAAAAAAGAGTCAAAGCTTTTTTAAATCCATGTGGCCCCCAATATTCTTTATCCATAAACCCCTCCATAATTATCCCAATTAATTTAATCCTACTATACTTATAGATAATTATCACTACCCTCTTGACAAAGCGATAGCGCTATCGCTATACTCCATACAGCTTAAATCATTTAATATGGAGAAATTACTATGTACAGATACGTCTTTTTTTATAAACCTAAGAATAAATTTAGTGAGATTACTTGGTCATTTCACAATGATATAGAGATATTAAAAGCTAAAACTAAATATTTATGGGCTAATTATTATGAAGAAACACCCTATTACATTAGAGACTTTTTAACTAGAAAACTGTATAATCCATGGTTATCTAGAGAATTAGGGTGGCAATGGAGAGAGGTAGAAAATGAAAAAATACAGAAAATTGAAAGCTTGCACCATTCGGATGGATTACGGTGTATGGGCTAACGTTCAGCATGTGGCTAAACGGGTTCATGGTGATAAATACGCTCAAAGCGCATCTCTTTTGGTTAGAAGATGCGTAGAGCACTGTAGAAAAGAAGGTATATTGGTTAAATTAGCTAATGCTAAGGAGTGATTATGAGTTCATTAAGAGGTTTTTTAAGGCAATCTTTAGAAAACAATAAGGAAGCATTTGATTCTGAATTTAAGGATTTACATTTTTATATAACCCAATTTTTAATGCTGGGTTCAGATTTTAATAATTTACGTATGTTTGATATAGATATTTTTTTAAATACTGTAAGCGATCATATCAAAGATATGAAGAATCAAATTAGTTATTATGAAAGTATGACCGATATTATGTACCAAAAAAGAAGAGAGTGTTCTATTCTTGGTGATTGCAATAAAGAGAAAAAAATTTATGATGATTATTCAGAATATAGAAAAGATAGGGCTAGCGAGGAGGATTGATTGTGAACTCATTTAAAAAAGATTTAGCTCAACATAGTATGAGCGAAAGAAAAACGTTTGATTCTATATTTGAAGATTTATATAATGATGTAAAGCAATATTTAAAAATTGGTTCACATTTTGATATTTTGCGGATGCTTGAGTTAGATTATTTTTTAGATACCATTAGAAAACATATTGAAAACATGAATGGTCAAATTGCTTATTATCAGGCTATGTCTAATATTTTGCTTGATAAAAGAAAACAGTGCTCTATTCTTGACGGGTGTAGTAGAGAGAAAAGAGCTTATGAAAATTATTTAGAATATAAAAATCATAATGAATTTTTGATTAAGGACTGATTATGGAAGATAACAAGCTTAATAATTTACTTAATTTAATAGAAAATATTCATGATTTACATATATTTCAACACATCTCACATGATGATTTTGTATATATGTTGAAAAATATACGATATGGTAAAATTTTAGATATAAAAAATAGACTTTCCGATATTATTATAAGATTAGAAAATGTTATTGAATATGTTGATAAATGCCTTGAGGACTTATCATGACTAGCTTTAAATGCACTAACTGGGAATGCAAACTCAAGATAGATAAGTTGAAAGAAAAGAATGCTGCCCAGTTGAAAGAGATTAAGAGCCTTAAGGCTGAAGTTAAGCTACTAAAAAGAGAAAATAATTTATTAGTTAAGGGAAATATACGGTTAAACTATAGGAAGCCTTATGAAGCTGGATGATATGACTCTTGATCAATTATTAGTCATACTTAATACGCATCCATTTGTGTGTAACGAAGCACTTTGTTCGGTTTTAGAAAGAATTGTTAGAAAATATAATGATATATTGAATTTACAATATGATGAGAAAACCATTTACTTTTTTGTAAATAAGTTTGCAGCTGATTACTGGAACGATAAAATGATATCACTTTATGAAGATATTTTGCCAAAAAAAGGAGCCTAGGTTATGACATTTGACGAATTATATGATGAGTATGTGACATTATCTAAAGAGATATTAGATGCAACCTCTAGGAGGTGGACTAATTATTACGAACAATCAGAAGAAGAAATTTTACTAAGGAGACTCGAGTTACGATACAAAGTTATTGATAATATAATGTTCTGCTTAAATTCCGGTCTTGATGATAATAAAAAACAAAAACTATTAGATGATATATTCCCACCTAAGGAGTGATAATGTTTTTAAATAACAAGGTTGAATTTAGCATTTTATCTATGAGGAAATTTAGGTCAGCATTGAATTCTGAAAATCAAGATTTATTGCTACAAACTATTCATCAGCTGCGAAACAATATATTACTTGAATACATGAAGGACGAATTAAAAGACGAAATATCTTTTGATAAAGTAAAGCTTGATAATATAAATGATGTTAAGAGAACTAATGCTGTATTAAGAGATAATGGGCTGGAAGAATTTTGTTATGAGGAGAAGTAAATGCTTACATCTATCCTAAGGAGTAATTAATATGTTTGAGAAAGAATATAAGATTATAAACAAACCAGCAACAACTAAGACTAGTATTACTAGAGAATTTAAAAAGCTTTATAAAGATGGAATAATAACTAAAAAGTATTATGATATTTTTTTAAAGCTAGTTAATAATGATGATAATATGTGGGGAGTTAGGATGCATGCAGTACATTTATATGCAAAAACTAGAGATTTTTATTATTCAGTAGAGGATTATGAGAAAAGAATGCTAGGGAGGAGCGATTATGCAAGGCGTAAAATTTATCCTAAAAAATAACTTTGTTATCTTTACTATTGGTCTAGTGTTTTGCGTGCTTTATTTAATGGGATTAATGTTTATTTAAGTAAGGGAATTAAATGTTGGAGATCATTGACAAAATTTTGTTGACAGCAGCTTTTTTATCTTTTGTATCGATGGTGATAAGCGTAATACTTATATGTTTTACAGAAGATACAGACGAAGTCGAGATTAATATAGAGATGTTAAAATTAGTTTTTAGTTTCTCTTTACTTACATTTGTTTTCACATTTATTATTGGAATAGTTTTGTTTATTTGGACTTGATGAGGTAATCATGGATAGCTTTTTGTTATCAAAGATATTTATTTCCAGCTTATTTTTACTTGTTGGAATTGGTGTTGTACCTATATTTCTAGAGTTGTTTGATATTATAAGCGCTGAACATCGAGATTCATTTTTTATGTATTATTTACCGTTATCTGTTTTGTGGTTTATTGGTGGTTTCGTTGGTTTAATTTGGTTTGCATGAGGTAATCATGGATATTGTTATGTTCTTGAAAATATGTCTCTTTATGATTTCATTAGTTGTTGTTGCATCAGTTTGGATTGCTAAATTTGAGAGGGATAAATGATAACAGATTTTGATAGAGATGAACGAAGCGAAATGTTTGGCATTGACATGGATTTGGATAGCGCAATTAATGATATGATTATGTATCAAAAGCGATTGTTTAGAAGGTTAGAATATATAATTCTTAGATATTTAAAAGATGGTGAGATGATGTTCGAAGATTTGAGAAATGAAAATAGTCATACATCTGATTATGATATGAAAAAATTCGAAATAAGAGCAAAAGAAACGTGCGATTATTTTTTAGCTAAACGTTCTCAGGTCAAGGAATTATACGATATTAGCGGATCACTTTTTGACAAGTTAAGCAATTTATTAAATGAATGCCGCGAGAAGAATGGCAAAGATATAAAAGCTGTTGATGACGAATTTGATGCTTTATTAGGAAGAAATAAATCATGAATGACACGTTAGAAGGTATTATTTACGGTATATGTATCGTTATAATCTTTGTATGGATATTTGGGTAAGCTGTATGAGGGATATAATAGGTGCTCTTGTTTCTGGCGTCATTCTTGAGATATCAGGCATATACCTAGAAAACTATCTTGTTATGATTTGTGGTGGGATATGTATAGCGTGCGGTTTAATAATGATTGAATACAGATGAACGATATAGTTCTGGCTATGCTATCTGGCATAGGAGTTGGGATAGTTATTGTTATGGTGCTTTATTATTTAGGGGATTAGTATGAGTGATGTTGTAGAGTTGTCTTATAATCAGTATGAAATCGACAAAATAAGACTTATGATGATGGAATATTTGGTTTTAAACAAACCACGGCTGGGTGAATTTAATAATGAATATTTTATTCATAATCTTTCTGTAGATATTCAAAAAATATCTCATTTATTAATATATGATATCGCAAAAGCTAAAAATTTTATTAAAGAAGTTGAGAATAAGTTGGGTGAACTTAAGATGTTAGAAGTGGAATGTATTAAGAAATGGAATGAAACTAATTCAACCAAGGAAGGAACAGAGGGGTTATGTCAGGAACAGAGTGTAAGCTAGAGAAGCTAAAGAAACAGGTTAAGAGAATCATAGGTAACGAGGTAAGCGATATGGGTATAAACAAGGATTACAGCCTTAGATATACGTTAACATCTAATGTTAAGAAGATGCAGTTAGCAGCGTTTGGACTAGGGTTTAGCTGTGCTGCTATATTGATGGGAGCTGTGTTGATTGTTAGGTTGTATTTAGGATGAGGGGTAAATATGAGTGATGATAATTACGTTAATTCTCTAAGAAAGTTCAATGATGAGCGCAGAAAATATTATGCTAGGCGTTTAAGAAGGCTTAAATTTGATAGATTGCTATTTATTGTTGGTATGCTAGGTTTTGGTGGGGGATATGCTCTTTGTGTTAATTTTTCTCTAGAAAATCATTTTAATTACTGGTTAAGATTCTTAATAGCAGCTTTTGGGGGATTTTTTATAGGCAATATATCAGGTGACTTTTTATGGAAAGAAAATGAATATATAGAAAAAATAAAAAGCAAGTTAAATTATTGCGTTCGATGTGGAGGGAATGGCTATATAGATACTTTTGAGCTACTTGACCCTACCCGTAAAACAGTGATTAATTGTAATGTCTGCAAACCACCTCAATAAGAAAGAGAGGTGCTAAGGAATTAACATGATAGATGTAGTTAAAATCAGAAAAGAGCTTAATAGGTCCATATTGTTTTTAAGCATTATGAGATATGCTTTCGTGGCTAGCCTTATCGGAACTACTTGGTTTATATTCGATATTCTTAAACTCTTGGATACTAACGAATTCGGAAGATTTTTGTTTATTCTATCTATAAGCATCTTCTTTTCTTCTTGCGCTGTAGTAGTTGGGGCCAGATTTGAAGAGGCATTAGATAGAGCAAAAGAATGCCTCAAAAAGCTTGACAACCTCTAATAAAGCCAGGAAAATGAGGTCATTAGGGAATAGGGAAATCACTATATGAACAAAGATATTAAAAGTTGTACTGAGTCTAATGACTTACAAAATAATAAGGGTCATGGCAAGACGGGTCATGGACTGCCAATTTCAACAAATAAAACTAGCCCATTAAACGATTTATGGATTGAAAGTTCATACAATAAATACCCGCCAGAAATGGCAAATTTGATGAAAGGACTAGCTTTTGTGAAGTTTTAATGGGAGTTTATATGAGTAAATTTTCAACATTTTTATTATGGTTTGCTGTTTCTAGTTGTGTAGTGTTTCACTTTAGGGTTTCAATATTAGAGAAAGAATTCAAATCTCTCAAACAAGAGATAGAAACAATCAAGAAGCATATAGACTAATATGGCTAATATATACTGCTTAATGCACGCTAGGAATCAAAGGTCTGTAGGTAGCATTGTTAAGGCTTATTATGATTCTAAACGCTGTGAATCAGCTTTAAAAGAGCTTACAGAATGCTTGCAAGCCGTAAGAATAAGAAAGAGAGGAGCTATTGTTAAGCCAGACATAGAGGATATTAAGGAAAGATTTTCGATATTACATCCTGAATTTGATTTTAATTTAAATAGAACAATGAATGATATTTACTGGGTTGAAGAGGTAGAGATAGTTTGACTTATGATGAGGCTATAAAAGAGTTACCACTTATCCATCCAACAAATTATTATGTTGCCGTAATTGAATGTCCTATCGCTCCACGTGATGATAAGATTTTAAATGCTATTTTTGGTGAAACAGCAATTAATTATATTAAAGATAATTATAGAAAAGTTAAAGTAGTTGGCGTAGGTCCTCGAGCTGAAAATATAGCTTTAGGTGATGAGTTGTGGGGGTCTAAAAACCCATGCATAGAATGCTTGTTATATCGCGAAATAAATATATGGATGTATTTAGATAAAAAATTAATTAAAACAGAAGAGTTGCCTTATGTTATGGTAGGCGCTCATCTTCATATTGTTGAAAAGGATTTTTTGGAGCGTATTGATATTATATTGGCTTCAATAAAAACCTAAACAATTCAGCTATCTTTAAAATAGTGCTATGCTTTGATGTATCCCACATTGGGTCATGAATCTTTTCATGTCTGTTAGTGCACAAACGTATCAATTTATTATATAAGTCTATATACTCGCTGCTTACAGCTCTAACGGGTAAATCGGGTACTTTTTTATCGATTATAATCGTTACTATTTCTTTTAGTGCGATATTCATTTGTAAGCCAAGCATATCGCCAAACTCATCCCGTGTAGGACTCTCATTTATTGCGTCTCTGTATCTGTCATTCTCGTTCATTTACTAGGCATCTCTTCTTTAATAAGCCTTTCTCTAACATTATCTAGAACCTTACCTAATAGATTTAATCCTTTCCATTTCTCAGGCATCTTACATCGAGGATCATATTTATCTAGGCCTATCCCCCATATCTTATCAAGAGGCGAAGCCTCAACGAACCTACCTTTCTCGTTTATAATCTTCTCGCGTAATTTGAGATTCTGTGAGAACTTAGCGTATACCGCTTCTTCCATTATATCAAATCGTTTATTAGCCCAGATATTATCATCATAGTTCTTGACCTTTCGTCCTATCATTTTGATTTCACCAGGGTCATCTGATTTCATAATACGGTAAGCTGATAGTAAGTCATTAAACAATACTGCTTTCATATCCATGAATCTTTGTTCTACACAGAAATACACTGTTGGTATCAAGCTATCCGTTGAAGGAAAAACAATAGGGCTAGCATAAAAATTATCATACGGACTATCTATCCCGTAAAATATATGGAATTGTGGTTCAGGCATTATGCTTGCTCCTTCTGATTTAGCTTAGCCAAAATCATTTGCTCTAATGGCACACGTCCTAGAACAGGCAGTACTTGCCCATCTATAGTTGTACCACATAAAGCAGGATTATTGCTATCAATACTAACTGTTTTTGCAATGGCCCCATAAGCTCTATCAGCTAATATCTCAATTGCTCTTAATCTAGTTGTTCCTTTTTCTGATTCGTCTAAATGAATCTTTCTTAAGGTTTCTAGTGCCTCAGGCATATAAGAGCGTGCTAGCTCTGTAAACTCGTGTAAGTCCTTTGGTCTCCCGCTTGGGTTACCCGATTGTCCTTTTTTAAATACCATCTTCATCTACCATCGTCTGTTAACAATTGTTTTATATAAATTATAAGCCCATGTGTGCCATTTAATTTTCTCTTCAACACTATCTAACCATTTAAACTTAAAACTAATTCTCCCTTGCTTACCATCAAGCACATTATCTGAGTCAGGTTGATTTATTCTATTCTTTCTCTGTTCTAGTCTAAACCTAAGTCTATCAATTTTTAAATTATTAATCTTTTTATTATATTCTTCATTAGATATGCATCCGAATGCTAGTCTTTCCATTAATCTATGAGATAGAATATCAAAAAATATTTCATTCTTAACCTTAAATGGCAATGGCTTAATTGCATCGGACATTTGTTTTACCTCACTCCTTGTCAGTATAAAATTCTTTAGGAACAAACTATTTCCACCTCGAACTTACCAGTAACAATATATTTTATTGCTTTATATATTCGATGAGCCATCCGTACATTGGTTTTAACATCTCCGAAACATCTCGTTGACATAACTTCCTCTTTGAAAAATTCCAAATAGGTTTTCACTTTGTCTATCTCTTTTATTAAATCATTCACGTCTGGTTTATTCATTTATGGCCCCCTTTGATTCATCCTTCGATATTATCTCGTTCATATCCTCTCCCGTCAACTCTTTAAATTTATCCTCACAAAACTTATCTAATTTTTCTAAAGCAATTATTGAAGCAGATAATAGTTTTTTATCTTCTTCGCTAATGCCTAATTTCTTCTGTTCTTCTTCATTACGTAAAAAATAAAAACAATGCAAACCGATTCCAGCAATGTATTTACACATTCCTATAAACGTATCACTATCTACTGTAATATTTTTCAATGACATAATCTCCCCCTATCCCAATAACTCAATATCGTGTTGAAGCTTATTTTTAATTGATTTTAGTTCATCAATCTGTTTGCTATAAAAAGACTGTAGTTCATCCGACAGCCTATATTTAATAGGTATTAAGTTTTTATCGCAATCTATAAGACTCTTAATTCTCGCATCTATTTTTTTAATATGAATTAATCCTATATCTTTCAAGGCACTTTGTGATAATGATTTCCAAAAATCATCTACAGCCTCATTAATAAATCGCTCGGAATATTTTTCCCAATAATTGGCTGTAGCCACTCTCATTTCTAAAGCTTCATGCTCGCTAATATAACCATCAACCTTGCCTATAAATAAGAATTTAATAGTTAGCCATAATCGTTTAATCATCTTGTTTCCTCTCAAAAAGTAATACCTCAATTTCGCAATCCATTTCGTCATCTTCTCTTCTAAAGCTTATTACACGATGAATTTTAAGCGCTAAGTGTGCAGTAAATATAAATTTTATAGCTATTAATACGCGTATAAAAAATCTTTTAAACATTTTGTTTCCTTATTCAACTCGGCCATATTTTATCGTCACAAAATTTAATCCTATCCAAATCCTCTTGTATACTTTCCTTTCTTTTATTTAATTCCTCTAATCTAGAATCATAATCTGGCCGACCTGTCCCCCACGTCTTTATGTTATGTATAGTAGCGTCAATAACAGATATCTGATAATTGCCAAAATCAGTTAATGACATCTTTTCAAATGAGTCTATAATTTTACGTTCGGCAACCGCAATACTATACATAGCTAATAACTCACTAACATAACCAGGAATTTTAAGGTTATAAAACTTATTTAGACACCAATTATAAATTGATCTTGCGCTCATGTAATTTATCTATTACCCCTCTAATTTGGCGATGTCTATAGTTAGTTTAATCGTTTGATAAAATTCATTTAGGCATTCTCTAGCTTCTTTATATCAGAAATAAGCTTATCTCTTATTTCCCGTAGTTTTTGTATTTCGTCTAAATGATTAATCTTTTTGAAACTAAAATATAATTTAGTTAACATTGCTTCACCAACAAACCTTAAGTCACTTTGAGATATATTTTCCCACAAATCTTCTTCAAATATATCGAGCGTAGTTCTCAATTTTTCATCTGATAATTTAATTTTAATATATCCAGGAATCTCACCTTTGAATAATCCTTTAATACCATCGAGAACGCTTTTAATAGTCATTTAGACAGCTTCCTTACTATTGATAACCCATTGTTAGCAATAAGTATAGAACAGATAGGGCGTGATGTGTAAAATTAATAGTTATATCAGGAAAGAATATACATTTGAGTAGATAACATAATCAATCATTAAATGGAATCTGTAACATCACTTTCACATTTATTGAACAGCCTATATATTCTTTCCTTGCGTGCATTATATTTATGCTGAATATATTAGTCAATAGTTATTTTTATTAAACCTCCCAATACTCACATACTGGGAGGCCGTATATCTTGTGTAAAGAGGTGAACTTTACACAATTATGATTATAGCCAATTTAATAATTATCAGCAATGGTTATCCAAAAAAAACCCCGCAAGGAATTAGATAGACCTTACAGGGCTAAATTTTTATGTCACGTTACTTAATGTAACTTTGGGCATGATATAGAGGATTAATGTGAATGTCAACATATTTAATTGTTATTAGTTTCTCTTGGGCGAAAATCAATATACGGACTTTCCCAAATTAAAGTTATTTCACCAGGGTTCTTTTGCGTATTAATCTCTAGATTCCAACCATGTTGTAGTTTGTATTCTTTATCATCGATTTTAATAGATATAGTTTTAGGTATTATTAAGTGCTTCCGATGAAATCAAGTCACCATCCTTAAAAACCAAGCGCCTCTGGGGTATACCATTTTTAATTAGGGTAGAAATTAAACGGCCCGGAGGAGAAGTAATAAGAATTGCTTCTGTATTTTGATATTTAACTCTAGTTTCAGATCCACTAGGTAAAGTCACTTCTATATTATCTTTGCTACCCATAATTACCTCGCAAAAAAATCCCCGAGGAAAATAAGGAACCTCGGGGAGTACTATAGAGATTACAAGATATGAAGAATAGATATTACTAGTATTGTATTTGCCCGTCAATAGCTATTAGTGTCCCCACCCGGACTCGAACCGAGATTACCTCCATGAAAAAGAGATGTCCTAACCAGTTAGACGATGGAGACATTTAAAGGTGACCAATTGCATTACAAGACTGGTAGTCTTACAAGCAGTTACAGCAATCAGTCACCAAGCATTAAACCAAATTTTAAACGCTCGAACGCATTATACTGATTTAATCAGTAAGGGTCAACTTTTGCTATGAAGCTTCAGCTGTTTTTTCTTCATCGTACATTTTCAGCAACCATCTTTTTCATCAGTTTTAACCTTGTCGGCGATAGATGCCAACCAAGGGCGGAGCGCATCTGCTGCATATAGTTTTACCCCCTTAGAATTAGATTTATTTGGCTTGCTACAATCTTCAACCATCTTTTCCAACCGCTCAATAGCCTTATCAGTTTCAGACCTTGGATAGTCAAAGCATTCGACCGTTAATCCAGTAGGAATATGAATTATTCTTTTTATAGAAGGACGCATTTTAGGACCTGCATCAGCAGTTCTAAATGTTTCTATCCTTAAATCAGCTGGATTTAGTTTCATTTTTTAGCCTAACAACATATTTAATAATTTCTTTCTTGCAGCCTCGGGATCATTTGCGCTTTTTGGATCAAAGCTTTTTGTTGTTGTAAAAGGTATATAGCTATCAAATAGTTCGCGCCTTTCCTCTATAGTGATATCTAGTCTACCGTATACATGTAATGACCCTTCGATAACTAAGTATTCTATATATTCTTCATCTGTCATTATATTTTCTCCATTTATATTTTGCTAGTTTATCTGTCAACCATTTTGGAAGACGCTTCCATAGATTATTAACTAACCAGGGATGGACGCCGTAATTACTCCAGTTATGCTTGTCATATTCCTCGAATTCTTCTTTGGTAGCAGGATCTTTATCTTGAAAAAATTCACTTTTAACTACTGGGGTATACGATACTTTCTGCACCCAATATCCGTTAGAGTCTTTTATCATTCCATGTCCAGGAATCTGATAATTAGTAAAACCAACATTTACTTTATATTTTTTCATTAATCTATACATCTCGCCAATTACCAGCTCACCCTCTTTAAATCTGGGATGCTTAGTAAATATATAACCTGGCTTAATATTGAATTTGTTATCTAAAACCTCATGATATTTTCGCTTATACCAATCCTTGAGCCTAATAAACATTAACATTCCTTGTTACTCCTTATCTTTTGATGCCAACTGGCCAGCCTTTATCAACTCAATTATTCCAGCTCCAAAATAATGTATGTTAAGCGGAAGTTCGAGTGTTAGGAATTCAAATTCCTCAGAATCATCATGCTCAATTACGCCTGGGATATCTTTATCTAAAGAACTAGTGTGATTGCACATCTTCTTTTGGCCCCAATATACATTTAAGCCCTAACGGAATTGTAATTTCAAAATCTTTGACTACATAATCCGTACCATAAGATTGATTAAGTAATTTTAACGCTATGGCAGCTTGCTCCCAGTCTTTAACTAGAATCCAATGAGGCTTAGCATTATTGCTCATGATTAATCTTTGCACTCCCTACATTGACATAATTGCCCGCTAGCGAATTTTTCTGTAGGCGCAATACAAGGAGTTTCCCTACATTTTTCAAATTCTTTTTGGGTTAAAGGAGAAGGCCATACAGATATAGGCGACCCCGAATACCCAAATGATTGCCTAGGAATATTTTCATACTTAAGGTTTTTCTCATAATCAGCCCACTTCATCTTAAGTCTATCTAAATCATGAATTAACTGACTTAAGTTCTCTATCCCATAAATAAATAGATTATAACCATCCCCGCTAATCTCTAATCTACAGTCATTCTCTTTACTTAATAATAAAGATAAGTTTATAGGGCTGGTCTTACCTATTTCAGCGACAGCAGTTTTAAGGGTTAAGGTTGTTTCAGATTTTATTTCATTGGTCATTATATTGTCCCACTAGAAAAGTTAGATAAAGTTTCGAAACCTCTGTCTGTGTTTTCTTTAAACTTGTCCACATATTCTTTTACTTTAAATAAAGTTTCCCCATATTCTCGTAAATGAGCTAAATTTAGAATAGAACAGATTTCTCCCTGGTTGTCGCTAATAATTAAATCTTTTGGCCCCTCTATAGCCCAATTAGTAATTTTTATCTTAAATTGGTTTTTGGGGTCAGACGGAACCCCCAATTCAAGAAACAAATCACCATCCCGTTCACTTTTCATATCAACAGCCACATATGTATTGTCATCAACCATGCTTTTCCCATTATTTAGTAATCTCAATTCAATCAGTATAGCAGATAATTTTTATTACAAAACTATTGACATTATCATTAAATCTATCTTAAACTATCCCCAGCTTAAACATCTTGAAGGGTAGAAATTATGAATTCTTTTACGCGCATCTATTTTATAATCGCATCTATTGTCTATTTTATGTTCTTATATTACATTGCTACTAATTGCAGAGTTGATCATGGCAGGATAATTAGGATTCCTGTATGTGAAAGATGCATTAAAAAGGCAGAATAGTTTAATGGTGCAGTAGCGAAGCGAGTTACGCGAACTCGTAAATCTCATTGCAGTAAAGCGCGACCGTCAATCCGGTTTTATAGTGTGCACCGCGCTTTTTTGAGAGTAAAGGTTCAAATCCTTTCTGCACCGCCATTCAAATAGACCGACTTATTTAAAAGACTGTCTATAATTTAAAATCCTTTCCTTTTCCAATTAATAAACCCGTACACATTCAACCCTAACGAGAAAACACAAAATACAGCCTGCGAGTATAGCCCTATACTAATGTCCCTAACGCACCAGTAAACTACACAAGCAGACCATATTAAAAAACACAACCTCTTTCCTCTAACATTTAGCCATCTTCCATATTTTCCAGATAAGCTAACTAATGTGTCCAATATTTCATCGGCCCAGTTAATTTGGATCATCCGCTATCCTTGATCAGATTCTAAAAACTTCCTAATTTGACTCTTCACCCAAGCAGTTTGTGAAATATGCAATTGAGCAAGTTTCGTTTCAAACTTAATCTTCATTGCTAACGGTATTCGGACACTCACGTATTCCATTTTATCTCTAGATAACTCTTGGATAGCCGATTTCATTTGAGCGTCATTTCTTGAAGTTGTCTTAATCTTTAAAGTCATTGCCCATCCCCTATATTGTTAGCATAATAGTTTGCTAGCATTTTAGCAAGATAATATGTTATCAATTTATCATTATAACAAATCATCATGATATCAATTTATTTTTATCAATTGAAAGCTTTAGCAATAATGCTACTTCTTCCACTAACGCTGAAAATTCTATAGCAGCGGGTCCTTTTTCCGATGTAACGCCAAGACCAGATTGAGCGGTAGTTGGATACGCAACAAAATTTGTTAATTTACTTTTCAGGGTAGGTATCTCATATGCATCGAGAGCGTCTTGAACGTCTCTAGCTAATATAGAGTTCTTTAATAATCGATTTATAACAAAAGCGGCTAACGGCTGCGTGTTACCAGTTATTTCTTGTCTTTGTATTACAAGATCAACTAAATCCTTAGTTGCCCACACATCGTAAGGACTTGGCTGTACAGGAATTAAAACCAAGTCAGACACCATTATTGCAGCGGAAGCTAGCTTATCAATTCTTGGTGCGCCATCTATAATAATTAGATTATAGTTATCCTTCATCCTTTCGATATCCTTAGCCAAGGTAGTCCGTGGAATCGAAATGCATTCAACATGTTTACCACCATTTGCTTCGTGCCAATCTCCAGCAGAACCCTGCGGATCACTATCGACCAGCAACACCTTGCCTGTTAACAATGATTCATTTGAGCCAATAGGTAATTGAAAAAATGCCTGTTGAAATTCGTATGCCAAATTAGTAGAAACCGTTGTTTTGCCAACCCCCCCTTTATCATTAATTACGGCAATAACCTTTCCCATGCTGACCCCCTGCTAAATTGATAAAAAGCTAATTTAATAGTTTGCTAGCATTTTAGCAAGATATTTTTTTATCATGCTAATTTGCTATATTGATATCAATATATGTTTAATAATAGGTTGAAATTATTGGTTAGATATTAGATAATATTGGCGGGCGATGACTCCCAAATCCTCAAGGTAATTTCTTCCTAGATGATTTAAGCTAGGGGGTCGTCCCCATCCTCTTTGTGTTCGTAGACATTCCCCTGACTTTCTTTATTGAAATTATTACAAAATGTTTCGAATGCTTTGCCAAGTCTTATATGTAAGGCATCGATTGATTCAATATATTCTCCCTGTAGTGGAGGGTGGGCAATTTCTTTTTCTTCTTCACTCATAATCAGAGGCCAACATAGGGCTACGAATGTCATCGTAATCCGATGACTTATGCTGTCTACCTTTTAATCTATTAAAAAGAGCAGCACGATTTTTAAAATAAACTGGTGGTCTACATTTTAAGAATTTGGCACCACGTGTCCTAATGGTAATTAAATTATCAATCATTGCAAACACGTCACCAATATTTGGATATCTACTTGATTCGTCAGGGGTAAAGGAAATCTCGGAAGGTGCACCCATTATTTTCTCCATTGATATTGACAATCCATTTAAAAAGGCTTATATTTTGAACAAGTTTCTCATTTTAGAAGCTTAAGCGGGATGATAAGTATGTCTATTACTCATCACCCCTAACACAGCAACCATCATACTTTTAGGAGCTGATTGCCATGTCTACAAATATGTTAACCCATTATGCGAATTTAAACCAGCATGATTTTTTCAAAAAATATGGAGAGTTAGGAAGAGAAGTACTTTCTCATTATGGTGATATAGATTCTGCCATTTACGCTTTAGATAATTTATATGAGGGTCCTTACGATAACCTAATGGAATTCTCCATGCATCATTTTGATAGATTATATATGGATGATATCCCTTATGGCGCGCAGCCTTTTATTAACTATCTGCTTTATAGAGACGAATTATTCAAAGATAATTACTTTTCTATTAAAGTAGATGGTATGCATCATGTTTTTGAGACAGAGAAAAATAATTAGTCTGTATCTTACTCATATACCAGAACACCATTCTGATATATTTTTAGATTACTCAAATTAAATCGTTGCTGTGTCTTGTGGTCCGAGATACAGCAACTACAGATTTTATCTGAGTTAGGGTAAAAGATTGTGTACCTTGCACAATCACAAGCAAATCCACCGTATACAAGAATTGATTTAATTACTTCTGGCGTATGTCCATGATAAGTCATTTGAAGCCCCTTAGTGGCATCTATTTGCGTGTCAGTTAGATCAAATTTAGCGACATATGAACGAGATTCGTTTTTGCATTTCCAGTTATCAAATGAAATAAATTTTGACACTATTGCGCGCCTCTCTTTTTTATCTCGGCCATTATTTCCCTTATGGTTTTCTTCCTGTCTCTGTCTACACTCTCAGGTTGCATAGAATCTACCAATTCTACCTTGTCCTGTAGCTTTTTGGTTTCCTCGATTCTTCGTAGGGCTAGTTCCTCGTTTAAACGATTGGTTTTCTCTAGCTGCCTAGCAGCTTCAATTTTATTATGCTCCTTTTTGCATAATTCAAAAAAGCTAAAATAGTTCGATTTCCTATCGAAAGGGTTACATTCCAAATTTATGATTGGGGTAGCAATCCATTCGCATAGCGGTAACCCAAACATTTTTAAATATTTATCTGAATGTTCCACAATCAAGTTAATCAACTCGTTAGGCGAGACGGTAGAGCGTACAAAAGGGTTAGTCAGGGTAATAATTTTGAATACCCGACTTACGAGCCAACGCATCTGCTGAACTTCATACGAAACAGGTTGGGCTTGCTCCAGCTGGGATGATTGGTCGTTCAAAGACAGCAAAGGCTTCTTCGTATTGTTGAGCGGTTCCAGAGCGTGGTTGATTTCCAGGTTGTTTGTGTGCGTTTTGTATTGCTGCATTTGCGTACACCTCATCATAGTTTGTTTGATAACCGTCAATATCTAACCAACGTTTAGCGGTTAGCCAAAAATTACCATGCTTCCAATCTGGGTAATCTACTTTCCAAGTTGGATTGTCGGCTTTAATTTTTCGTAGAATCTGACCTTCAGTGACGTATGCCACCAAACCCGCATAAATTTCTTCTGAGAGCTTTTTAGCCTCTGCTACGGGTAAGGGTGCCAGAAGGGATGTGAAATACTTCAGAGCGTCAGATTTGCCTTGTTTTTTGGGGTATAATTTCCAGTATCTCTTGAAGGCTGCCTCAATTTGTTCTTTTGTCGGTCTGTCTTTGTTTTTAAGTTTAACAACTTTATTTTCTGAAAGAGCGTCACCATCGGTGACGATAAGATCACTTTCAATATTATTACTACAGTTACTATTGTTATTAGTATTCTTAATATTAGTATTCTTAATACAAGTGCTGATTTTCAGCACTTCGGTTTTCATAACTTCGGGTTCTAGGGTTTTGTTCTCCGACGTTATGATTTTCATCACTTCGGTGGATGCGCTTTCGTCATCTAGGAAAACAGGTTCATCAGAAAATACGCGCTTAGACCCCATGAATTGTCCTTTTTCATTCTGGGGATTAGTAAATTTTTTCATATATCCAAACTTTCTTAGTTCTGCGAATAGCTTATATAATTTTTGTCTGCCATAGCCTAAATTTTTCATAATGATGTGATCGTAAAATTTATGATTTGGCATGTTAATAAAGCTACATAAATAAATTAATAACATACGGGCAGAGTCAGATAATTTATCGTTTCTTATAAGTTCGTTTGATATCTGAGAAAAATTATCGCGTCTTTTTAATAGGCGAGGGTGGGCCATTAATTCACTAGCGGACATTCTTGTCACTCCTAAATTAATGCCAACTAAAAAAATAGTTGACAATAGATTAATCTTTGGAGATAATGCCCCTAACTTGATTGTGGGAACATTAAATCCATTCCTTAGGGCGACTTTGCGGGTCGCCCTTTTAATTTGTAAAAGAATAGTGGAGATCCCTACCGTTTTGCAAGGGAATTCCCCAAAATCCTAAAAATATCTTAAATCCTCATCTTAGAACCTTTAATAACTAATTTGGTTAGCTTGTTAAATTTCAGATCGCATTTTACACATCATTTAACATTAAATCAATAATTATTTAATATTTAATATATTGTTGTTGACACATAGTTATTTTCCATAGTACTTTCAATTGTTTTTAAACGGAGGAATTATGAAGAAAGATAAATCTATCAAAAAAGTTAAAACAAAGAAAAAGGTTAAGGTTAAAAAATCTGAAAGATTAGCTGTGCATTTTTTGGTTACTTGTAATGAGGCAGAACAAAAAAAATTAGGCAAGATAATTGATAAATCTGGATTGACTAGAATTCAATTTTTTAGAAAATGGATTCAAGAACTATGAAAATTGAAGAGAGAGAAAGCAAGACGGCTGAACATATGGTGTTGGCAGCTTCTAGAATAATTAACAAATTTATTGGCAAAGATAGTAAGATTATTGATGTTTTACAAGAGACCCATCTTAGTCTTAAGGAGAAGATTGAAAAAAAATTAGAGCCAGAAATAAAAAAATTAATACCGACACTTAAAATAATGAATCTCGATGGGATGGAGGACTATGATAAGATTCCAGAGGAAAAAATAAAAAATCACAAAAACGATCCAAAGTATGAAGCTCTTTCCTTGGCAATAATAGAGAAGATAGCGACGACATTTATCTACACGCACGGGTTACAGGTTCTTTTAAAAGCTGAAATTTTTGGTCAACGAAAAATGATGCCTAGTCCTCTTTTTATGGAATATAAAGAAAGCATGTTAGTAGATTTATTGGCAAACCACCAAAAAGAGATTCAGCAAATTGTAACTGGATTCTATGATGGAGATATTTAATGAATGGTTATTCCCCAAATAGGGTAGATTCGTTAATTGTTGATTGGTATCTTGTGTGGAAAAACTCTTTGTTTAACGAAGATGGTTCATCAAATCTTCCCTCAGCGTTGTATATGTTAAAGCAGTGGATAAAATATAATGAATTTGAAAATATTGATTTAAACAAGAAAGAAAAAGAATATCTATATGTTGCTCTGGATTTATGGGCAACCGCTTATAGCCCTGGCTGCCAAATATCAAAAGACGGTAATTTAACCCATGACTTTGGAGTTAAAAAAGAAATTTTGCGTAATCAGATAGCTGAGATTTTTATTATGTGGGGAAGGTGTGGTTTATCAGAAAAGAAAATATCAAAATATTTAGATGAATCGGATAGTAAGTAAATCTATGTAAAAGGAATTAACATTTATTTCACGGAGGAAAGATGTCAAACATATTTAAAATCGTTTACAATTATTTTGGTGACGAGAGGGAAGTAGAGGCGATAGAGTTTTTTGACGGAAGCATAGCTGTCAAAGGATTAGATTTTTATAATATGCCTAACATATCAATAAAGGGAATAGGGCTTGATGGTAAGCTTTGTTTTTTTGAGTCATTAGAGGAATTCTTTTCTAAGTTTAAAGGGGTTAGGTGTGTTCGATAATGAAAGATGAAGAATTAATAAATGAAATTAATCGAATTGGAGCTAAATATGCTTATGAAATTCATGTTTATTTTAATGATCAAATAAAAAAAGTGCCTGAGCGTATGCCTTTTTCTTTTATAAGTTACTACGAGCCATCCAAAAAAATTTATCATGTGAGCGCAGATACTAAATATGAAGGTAAAGAGTATTCATTATGGGCTGGCTCTATTAATCTAAAACAGATCAAAAAAATAAGCTCTATTGAACCGGTTTTTCAATTTTGGATGGGAGAGTTCAAGAAATCTATAGATAAAAAAGTAGAATTATATATAAATGCACATTTAGAATTTTTAAAGAAAAGTGGAAGTAAATAAAACATGCAAAATAAAAAATTAACCGCAAAAGAAAAATGGCTATTAAAACCTGAAGATGAAAAGCTTTTTTCTATAGCACATCGTGCGATCATGAGTTTGCAGAGTTCTATTACACAATATTATCCACTGTTAGGAAAACTAGATTTCGATGAGTATATAGAGGGTTGTAAGGCACAAATTGATTATATTCAAGATAAGTATATAAGACATTTTATGCCGGGTGATGCATTATATCCTGGCAAAGGAAAATATGGGACGGAAAGGGGAGAGGAACAGTAATGAATGATGAAAAAATTAAACAAAGGGCATCTGTTATATTAAGCGAAGATGCTTTTAAGCTGTCGAAACAAGCGCAACTTAATTTCTTAGAAACAATACAAAATAGTGAAATCTATAAAATAATTAAAGATGATCCCGTTTTACTTGAGACGTTTGTAATTAATAGTGCTAGTAGTCTTATAGATAGAATACTTCGTGCTACGGCGATTAAATACGGTGGTCTAGATTTGCGTATGTTAGATGGTTGCTTAAATCAAATTAGAAGTGGCTTAATAGAGCATTTTAATTCTGAAAAGGAAGAGTCATGATAAACCAAGATGAAAAAGCTTTGCCAGATCATATTTTATTAGCCGATGACTGGACCAAAAACTTAGTTAATAAAATAAGCGATGAAGTATTTAGAATTATACATTCTGTTGACTGTAACGATATAAATAAAGTTTTTAATGAAATTAATCTAAGAGAAGATGAAAAAAAATTTAGTTTTGTTATGACAATTTTAAGTAGTGTAATGTGTGCGGCATTGTCTGGCATTAAAAATAGTGATGGCACAAAAGATGAAACGAGAAAGTTAATTGCTATTATTTTAAAAAACTTTATTGATGGTGTATGGAAAAACATGAACGAAAACGATTCGGCTTTACATTAAGGGGCAATTAATGAGCGATAAAAAAGATTGTGCTTTTTTTGAAAAAATTTGCAATGGAATTGGCGATATTTTAAATTCTATTAAGTCGGAAGATCTCAAGAGAATCTATAAAGAGTCAGGTATGTCTCCAAAAGAGGCAAAAGTAAGCTTTGCATTTGGTATTTTAAGTCATGTGCTTTCAAATATAATAGTTAATCTTCCTAAACCGCCTGAGATTGGAAGAGAAGATAAAGTAAAATTTTATTCTTTTCTTATAAAGAATTTTACAGATACAACATGGCAGTTCATAAACGAATCAGATTCTCAAATACATTAAGGGGTAATTTATGGCGCAAAGCGAATATTATGATGGTGAGACGATAAGAGCAGGATTCTTGACAGAACAAAGCGATTTAGGGAAGCATGTTGTAACTGTCCTTAATAAATTAGTTAATATTCTTGAAGCTTATTACTTTATGAATAGAGAATCTATTCAACAATCTACTGATGATGGTATGAATCCGCAGTTATCTTTTTACTCTAGCGTCATTTATTCTTTGGTAATGTCAGTTTTTGGGTCTGCGGCAAAGAATATAACGGATGATAAATCAATTCGAGCCAAATATATAGATGAGGTTATGCATGAGATTCGGAATCGTTTAGATAATGTGTTGTTAAAATAAGGGTTAATTATGAGTCGCGAAAATAAATATGAAGATAAAGCGCAAAAGATTACAGGGAAATATATTAATTCAATCATTAATATATTAAATTCTATTGAATCTGAAGAGCTAGAAATTTTGCAAAAAGGTTTTGATTTGTCTGAAGGAGGATCAAGAGCATATTTTATAAATAATGTTTTAAGTGCCGTGCTTGCATGTGCCATGATGTCTGGGATGCAAAAAGAGCTAAGAGAAGATTTTTTAGCTGTTTTTTGGAGTTTTACAAGGAGTAGAGTTAAAGAAATAGAGGAAAACGAATCATTACAAACGCAGCATTAAGGAAGAGGGGAAAATTAAATGTATCCAAATGAAGATGATATGAACTTAGCATTAGAAGTTATAAAGAAATACGGCAAAAAAATAAATAAATTATTTAATTCGGCTGATGAAAGTGATCGAGAAATCTTATTAAAAGGACTGGCTGGGGACGGTAGCCCTTTAAAGGCTAGATTTAGCTTTATGTTTCAAGTTTTAGCTGACGTTGTAACGCAAGAAATAACATGTACTTTTGATAAAAAAGAATGGACAAAATTAATATCATTGTTTAAAAAGACAGTAGATGTGAGATTTGAAGTGATAAAGTTAGAGGATAATGATTCTAAATAAAATAAAGGGGTAAATCGAATGGAGTGGTCAGATAAATATTTAGAAGCCGTTAGTGCAATATTAGATAGCTATACCCGCCAGATAGTTGATATATTAAATTCTACTGACGATATAGAGAAAAAATACCTTGAAACAATTTTTGATTTGAGAGGTGAAGCTGCTAGGATGCATTTTGTAAATTGTGTCATATCCAGAGTTTTCGCAAGAACTTTAATAGCATTTGCTAGCGAAGAAAAGTGGAGGCCTCTTTTGAATGTTTTTGTTTCTAGTGTGAATGAGAAGCTGGAAGGATATAAAGCGCATATTGGCGAAAAGCATTAAGGAGTAAATAAAATGGGGTTTTCAATTTTTTTGAAATCTACATGGAATAGAGTTAAAGTATTAGAGGAAGACGAATCATTACAAACGCAGCATTGAGTGGACTCATCAAAAACTAAACATTGATAGGGGGAAGTGGGGTGGAAAAACAATTTAATCAGAAAGAATTTTTTAAAAAAGTTGGCTTAAGTAATACGGTAGGTAAATCATATGATTTTCCAATTAATAATAATTTTGTAAATGATTTAATCTATAAGGTTACAGAACACTGTTTTAATTATATAAGGGATGCTATAGAAGAAAATCATGACAATATATTTTTAAAGGAAGTTTCTAGAAACGAAGCCGTAATCGGAGGAATAAAAAAAACCATTAGACGTCATATTTTTATGGATTGTAGTTCTTTTTTATATTACCATGCAAGCCTTCATTCCGCAGACTGGGGTTTTTACATGGATAAAATGGAAAAAGAAATAGATGTTAGATTAAATTTCCTTAAAAATAATTTAAAAGAATATATTTCTGGAATGACAAAGCCAATTCCTGAAGAAGAAAAAGAAGCAATCAAAAACATGCTTATATTAAAGTTTGATGTGAACGAAAAGCATTAAGGAGTAAACAATATGTCGGCAGATTGTTATAGTTCTATTGCAGTAGTTATTTCGATTATTTTTAAACTAACGGTGACTGTATGTTTAATAATATGGCTTTTTGTAATAAAAAAAAAGATGAAACCAAAAGAATTAAAGCAAAATATGAAGAAATAACTTCACCAAAAATTACCGGAATGATAGTTTTTTGCAAACGTCTTAGAAATTTTTATTATTGGCACAACGAATGGCTATGTATATCTCTGATCAATAAAAAATGCGAAGATGTTATTCATGAGTACTATAGGATTTGTAATGATATGAAATATTTAGAAAGGGTAGATCTACTTAATCGTGAGATAAAGAAAGGTAAATCTTAGGGGTGATTATAATGATTATCACCACTAAGGAATTTGGGGGTAAAAATGGATAGCAAACAAAAAATTAAATATTTATCTGATAAAGGATTTAGTTTAGGTGACCTTGTTACTTTTCGCGTAGAAAATCAATGTTCAGGAGGATATTTAGGGCCAAATAAGGGATTTTTAATAATGCCATCTTCAGGAGAAGACCCATATATATTGTGTAACGGATGGACGGGAGACTCTTTTGTGATGTCGATTGACAAGGGGTATGATGCTTATATTGGATCAATAAAACATTGGAAACCAAAGTCAGATAGTAAGGAGTAATAACTATGCAACAAAATGGTTTAAGTGAACAACAATTAAATCTTTTAGATAATATCAAAAGTAGATGTAAAAACTTGAAAACCTTTCCTTGGGAGGGAGAAGCAAAAAATGTATTACATCTAGATACACGAAATGCAAGATATTTAAACGAATCTTTAGACAGAATTATATTGTCAGTGAATCAGATAAAATATAGCAGCTCAATAGATCCTGTCTTCAAAGAATTTTTAGATGATCCAGAAAATGAAACTGTAGGAGTTTTTGATCTAAAAGTTGGAAAATTATTTAAAAAACTAATTGAAAAAGTAATTACGTTAGAACAAACTATAGAGGAATTGAAATCTAAATAATTCTCTTGTATAATGCGCGTTCATACTTTAGGAGAATTGTCTATGTCTAAACCGCTCGATGCTGCGCGCAAATATTTAGAGGAACAACGTTCTAAACTTCAATCACCGCCCTCCTCTCAACAATCAACACCTGCGTCATCTACGCAGTCATCCCCTTCTGCTAATTCAGCTACTCCAAAAGATCCAGACGGATTGGAGATAGTAACTATTAATTTCAAAGCTTTTAGAAAGCAAAAGTTGATAGAAAGTCTAACTCCATTTGGTATTACTTATAATGACCTATCTCAATTAAATAGGATTGAACCTAAAGGTAGGTATATCTTTATAAATAGATAGTCTCACATAATCTATAGGTAATATCCTACATTTTAAATCGTCACGAGATTATATTCTTAAATGGAAGGGATTCACTTGCTATCAAGGATGATGGCTATTTCCTGTCCTTGCGCTTAAGCTGATCCTCTTAAGTGCAAGGATTTTGGGATTATTTGCATTTTTAGGGGGCGGTAGCTCATTTGGGAGAGTACTGCATGTTATGCATGCGGAGGTGGCCAGTTCAAAACTGGCGGGCCCCTTCACTACAAGGAATGTACAAAGCATGAATGCTCAAGATTCAGTTGAATTTTGCAAAGGAGTTCTTAGTATTTCGGAAGTGGTCAACACTGCTTTTCATCTGGAAAAACTTTCTAAAAATATGGGGATTGAAAAAAAGCCCTATCTCATTGAAGCATCAAAAGACACACATACTATTAATGATATAAACGTTAATTTTGAATTGCCAATTATTTATAATTATGAAATAGTTTCTGACTTGATAGATAGCTATCTTATATCTATCGGAAAAGTCTATTCAAATTTTAAAGAGCCAATCATTCAGAAATTTATAATCGATATAAAGACAAATGATAAATATACCTGTTATCTTTTGAATATACAGATAAGCATTGCATTACCAAAAAACGATTCCCTGAAAAGTATTTATCAGTCTCAAGAAAGACTGCATCTGTATTAATTAACCACTGACAACAAGGAAGTTGTAATGTCCTGTAATTTTGAATTGTCTGATAGTGATATCAAAAATATTAAAAAAAAGTTGTGCTCCAAAATAAAAATAGAAAATATCAACGTAGCTGAATTAGAAAGTATACAAGAATATGATTCGTTTGTTAGGCAGATTGATAATTCAAAGATATGCGTACAAGAAAGATTCCCTATAAAAATAGAATTAGATAGAGCTTATTGTTTTGACGAAAACAAATTCCAAGAAAGAATGTCAAAGCTAATAGAGTTTTGTAGTGAGTTTATTGCAGAAGATATTAATAATTTCATAGTAAAACATAATTGCCGAAAAATATATTTAAGAAACTTTAGTTTATCCATTTATGGAGATTTTTCTTCAGCAAACTATCACGTAGATATGGCAACACGAATAATGTTTGTAGTTGATAAACAGTAATGACTATTTATCAACTATTGTCAGTGATATTAGGCGCTCTTAAAGTGATCAATATCAGGGTTCTCAAATTTGTTTCCAATAACTTCTACAAGATCAGGATTAGTTAAAAAAAATTCTTTCCCAAGTTCAATAGGCTTACCATGACTTAAATGGCCTGACATATCCCATGACTTCACAATATCTCCTTCCCACATATCTTTGCCGTTCTTATCCTTCCCATGAAGTTTCATAAATACGTAATCCTCATTGGAAAGAATTTTATTTAAATCAACATCTCTAGGATCTTCAAACCCAAAAGTATTTTCATGAAAACTTAAATCATAAATCATTTTCTTTTGTGTCTTATCCCAATATCTAAATTTATAAGCCATAATTAATTACCCTCCTGTAATTCACGCAGAACCTCATATTCATATCTATTTCTATCGTCCACATCTTCTTCCATATTACCATCCCCTTATATTTTGTTCGCTAATATCTTTTATTATAGATTCTGTAGTGACTTTATCATCTAGAAAAAATGATTCTATATCTTCTATAGATTCAAGTAATAGTTCAAATGATGACCTACCTAAATCGTTATTTTCTAAAGCTTGCCGTGCATTTTTTCTGATTAAATTCATGATTTTGTAAGCCCGAACCAACCTATCTTGATAATTAAATTCAGCTGGATGATTAGTAAATTCACTTTCACGCGCAATATATACCTCTTTTATAGTAAAAGGTTTTGTATAAAAACGTCTTACAAATTTCATTATTACCCCCTCTTCTTCTCTCGCTCGATACCCTCTCTCATCCACTTTCTAACCATATCCGATCCATTAAGGTTATATTTTTTAGCTATTTTCTGGGCCTGCTCCCAGTCACGAACATCTAAAAAAACAGTGGTTCTAAATATATTTAAAGATTTACTTTTATTAACCATTTTAAAAAAACCTATTGACAGACATACAATAAGCATATATTATATGTTTATATATTAAATGTCAAGAGGAGAATTGAGGATGGCATTACAAGGTAAATTGCCTTCAAAAATACAAAAAAGGCTTAAATTGTTAGTGTATGGTCCGGCTGGGTGTGGTAAAACTTTTTGTGCGTTAGGTTTCCCCAAGTCTTATTATATTGACACAGAGGGTTCGGCAAAACATGATCAATACATTGATTTAATGGAAAAAAACGAAACGGTTTATTATTCAACTCAAGATTTTTTTACTCTTGAAAATGAAGTTAAAGAATTAGCTAATTGTAAACATGATTTCAAAACATTAATCATAGATCCTATTACTATTATATATCAGTCTTTGGTAGATTCGTTTGAAGATAAGGGTTATAACGAGCATTATAAAAAAGCAAATAGAATATTTAGAAGATTTATTAACTTATTAAATCGTCTTGATATGAATATCGTATTGATTAGCCATAGTAAAGATCAATATTATATAGATCCAAAATCAAAAGAAATGTCAGTTGTTGGTCAAACTTATGATACTTATAAGAAGAGTGATTATATGCTTGACTTATTATTAGAAACCAAATCTATAGATGGTAGAAGAATGGCTACAGTGAAGAAGTCAAGAATTTCTGGATTTCCTTTGCATGATGAATTTGAATTTTCATATGAACAAATTTGTAAACGTTATGATAAAAATATTTTAGAAAAAGATTCTACCCCGATTATGCTTGCTACTGATAAAACCCTGAAGGTTTTGGAAAATATATTTGAATCTAATGGGTATTCT